TAAGTAATGAAGTTTCTGTAATATTTGTCACTGAGTGACACTTTTACTTGACTTTATAAAATATAGATGATATAACACATTTTTTATTAACGGTATGAAAAGGAGAAACACCATGCCATTAGATTTTACAACACAACTTATTTCAGACATCCCTTCTAACCTAGACTTTGACGTACAGTTTGAGCCTACCAAAGTACGTGACAAGAAGTATGTCATTAATGGTGAGACAGGAGAATACATTGGTGTAGTTGGTGACACATTCAACTGTGCATCACATACAGACTTCTTTACTGGAGTGCAGGAGACTATGCTAGAGAACCTAGTGCCTGATGAGATTGCAAATGCACAAGTGTCATGGAGAAATGCTAGACAGGATGCGTGGGCTATGATGGACATCACACTTCCTAATGTTACATCTCGCATTGATACAGATAAGCACACTACAACTGTATCACAACGTGTGATTGCTTTGCATGGTATTGATGGTTCATGCTCTAACATGGTATTTTTTGGTGCTATAGATTTCTTTTGTACAAATGGTATGATACGTGGTGAGCATGACAAGGTTAGACGTAAGAATACTTCTAACTTCAGCATGGACAGGTTCATATCTGACTTACGTAACTCACGTCAGGATTTCTATATGCAGACAGAACGTCTACAGCATTGGGCTAACATTAGTACTACATATGTAGATGTAAAAGCATTGCTTGATTCAATTATGAAGTCTGACCGCAAAGCAGAGAAGATGTTTGGGTTATACAACCAAGAGGTGAGTGTGCGTGGACGCAATGTGTTTGCTCTGTATTCTGCATTTACTAACTATGCAACCTATGCGGATGAGCGTAATGGTTTTAACTTACGTAATACAGGTAATGATACACAAGCTATCTCAATGTTTAATCGTGAGCATGAAGTATCACAGTGGATTGAAAGCAAGCCTTTCAAAGAATTGGTGGCTGCGTAATGCAAGAAGCTAATGGAGTTAAAGGTTTTTCTGCTAAGAGAAAGGGTGACATAACTGAAATGGAGTTATGCACCCAATTCTTAAAAGAAGGATATGAAGTATATAAAAATGTAAGTTGTACAGGTCTAATTGACATAATAGTATTAGACACTACAACTAATACGTTTAAATACTACGATAGTAAAACTGGTATGTTAAGCACTAAAAAGGATGGTACTACAGTTTTGTATACTATGAAAACAACTGAGAAACAAAAAGAATTAGGTGTTGAAATAGCAACATTACACGATGGTGTTATACATACAGACAAAAATAGCATAGGAGTATTAGTTCAATGAAACTCACAAAGCTAGTGCAGGATTATTTTTCTTCTTATGATTTCAAGGACTTACGGGATGTATCTGCTAAACGATATGAATATTATGCCCGTCAATTTATTGACACCACTGTTAGTGGTATAAAGTTTTCTGATATCAAAGTAAGTGACCTGACTACTCGCTTGGCTAAAGAAGCATACAACCTATGGTGTGATAAAGGTGTTACTACAGCTAATCACACTATGGCTGTTGCTCGTATAATATTCAATCATGGCGTGAGAATGGAGATATGCAATGTCAACCCATTCTCTGCCGTGCGTAGGAGAACCGTACAGCCACGTAAGGTAGTTTGGAGTAGGGAGTATGTCAGACAGTTCTTAGATACCGCCTACAGCGATTATAACAGCCGTAACATAGGTCTTATTGCACACATGGCATACGAATGGTGTCAGAGATTAGGTGATATGCGTATGTTGAAGTTTAGTAACATAGATTTTGAGGAACGTGTTGTACATATAGAACAGTCAAAACGTAGAGCAGATGTGCATTTACCCATAGAAGATGACTTATACGACATGCTTGTACAACAAAATGATGAGTTTGGATTTCAGCAGTATGTTGCACCTAGACCTAAACCTATACGTGGGGAATACGTGCCTTATACAATCTATAAATTGCCATTACACGCACGTGTTATCATGGATAATGCTGGGTTGCCGCCTGAGTTACGGCTTTCTGATTTGCGTAGAACTGGTACAACAGAAATGGTTGAAGCAGGTGTCGGTATGGCACAAATCATGTCGGTTACAGGACATGCTAATCCACAAAGTGTAAAACCATATATGAAAAATACTTTGGCTAGTGCAAATTATGCCTTGACAGAACGAAAAAACCATGATAAAAGCATTTCAACTGCCAAACAGAGAAAGTGATATATACATATTATGTATAATAACATTATAAGTGATATAATAAATGATTTAAACTTACCTATAGGACATAGTAAGAGAATGAATTGTCCTGTATGTAAAGGAATTAATACTTTTTCTATAACTAATAATATGGGAAGAGTTGTTTGGAATTGTTACAAGGTATCTTGTACAGTTAGTGGTAGGAGTAAAGTGAAATTGTCTGTAGAAGATATTAAAAATAACTTTAATCAAAAAAAGGTAATTAGTAGTGACTTTATTTTTCCTGATTACTGCGTAAAAATTAATGATAATAAATTATCTCTTGACTTTTTACATAAATGGGGTTTAGTATCATTTCGTAATGATATCTTTTATGATGTAAAAGAAGCGAGATTAGTTTTCCCTGTCTTACACCACAATAAGATTGTTGATGCTACTGGTAGGGCATTGACATCTTCACTCCCCAAGTGGAAGAGATATGGAAATAGCGGTATCCCATTTTCTAGTGGTTTTGGGGATATCGCAGTTGTTGTTGAGGACTGTGTAAGTGCTAGTGTTGTTGGAACACTAGGTAATTTTGTCGGGGTCGCTGTAATGGGTACTTCACTTCTGCCCACTCACAGAGATTACCTTGCACAGTTCTCAACGGCTATAATAGCACTAGACCCTGACGCACTACCCAAGACATTAAGCATGGCAAAAGAACTTAGGGGGTACGTGAATAAAGTTCATGTGCTACGTCTTAATGATGATATCAAATACCGCAACGAAACCGACATTAAAAACCTTACCGATTTAGGAGTACAATAATGGAATTATCACTGATACGAAGTTTAATGAGTAAAGACTTCTACGACAATCATCGTGGAGCTAAATGTCCTGACAGATTGTTTAGTAAAGATGTACGTAAGATTAAAGAGATGCTAGACAAGGCTATGCGTACTTACGAAAGGGATGTAACACCTGATGAAATTGAAGCACTGTTTATCTCTAGCAACCCAACACTTACTACTGCACAGAAACAAGCCTACAGTAGTTTGTTTACACAAATAAAGAAAGAAACACCTATGGGTTCTGACATTGCACAAGAGGTGCTGTCAAAGTTGTTTCAACAAGTAGTTGGTGAAGACATTGCTAATCTTGGTTTTGATTATGTAAATGGTGATAAGAGTAACCTTGAACCTTTACGTAATATAATAGAGCAATATGCTGATGACTTCACACCTAACTTAAATGTGCAGTGGGATGACATTGATATTGAAACACTTCTACAACGCAATGACTTGGAAGCACGTTGGACGTTTAACATTCCTACGTTGTGTCGTAAGATTGAAGGTGTGAATGCAGGACATCTGATTGAGATAGGTGCTAGACCGAATACAGGTAAGACATCTTTTCATGCTAGTTTGATTGCAAGTCCCGGTGGTTTTGCACATCAGGGTGCTAACTGTATTATCTTATGTAATGAAGAAGGTTATCATCGTGTTGCCGCAAGGTATCTTACTGCCGCTACTGGTATGGATATGATGGCAGTTAAGAAAAACCCTGCCAAAGCACGTGACTTGTATGCACCTGTAAAAGATAGGATAAAGATTAAGGATGCAACAGGACGTGACATGGCTTGGGTGGAATCAATATGTAAGTCATATAAGCCTGATATAGTCATCTTAGACATGGGAGATAAGTTCGCTAGGACAGGTGGCTTTGCACGTCCTGATGAGGCTCTAAAGGCTAATGCAGTATACGCTAGACAGATAGCTAAAGAGCATGACTGTGCTATGTTTTATATGTCACAGTTATCTGCTGATGCTGAAGGTAAAGTATTATTGAATCAATCAATGATGGAAGGTTCACGTACAGGTAAAGCTGCTGAAGCTGACTTAATGATACTTATTGCTAAGAACCCTGTAGTAGATGGTCAAGATGAAGAGGATACACAACGTCACTTGAATGTTGTAAAGAATAAACTATCTGGATGGCATGGTGTTGTTCATTGTGAATTGTTGTATAGAACAGCGAGGTATGAAGCATAATGAAACTAACACTTGATATAGAAAACACTACTACTGAGCGTGATGGCAAGATGCACCTTGACCCATTTGAGCCTACTAATACACTTGTTATGGTTGGTATGCTTAGTGATACAGGTGAGGAAAGGCATGTTACTTTTGACCACAGTGAGGTTGAACCAGAAGCAAATGGTCGTGAGGTTGTACAGCAGTGGTTAGACAACGCTACTATCATCATTGGTCACAACATTGCATATGATTTAGTATGGCTTTGGGAGTCTGGTTTTAAATATGACGGAGCAGTATTTGACACTATGCTTGCAGAGTATGTTCTACAACGTGGTGTAAAGTTACCATTATCACTTGAACAATGTGCAGAACGATATGAGTTAGATACACAGAAGCAGGATACACTCAAAGCATACTTTAAAGCAGGATACTCTACACGTGATATACCACACGATGAGTTGTCTGAGTATTTGTCACATGACTTACACGCTACACAACAGCTTGCTGATAAGATAAATATAAAGTTAAATACTAGAGAACATTCTGGGTTAATGAATACGGTTATTCTTACTAACGAAGTTACAGCTTGTCTCGCACGTATTTATCAAAGAGGTATGGCAGTTGACCTGAAAGTATTGGATGATGTTCGTCAGGAGTTTGAGACAGAAAAGAATAATCTTTTAGTTGAATTAGATAAGCATGTTAAACTTCTTATGGGCGATACACCTATCAATCTTAATAGCCCAGAGCAGTTATCTTGGGTTATATATAGTCGTAAAGTTATTGACAAAACAGAATGGGCTAATCGCATTGACCCATACATGACAGATGCTAACTTCAGAACTGCAATTAACATAGGTACAGAGCAGTTATACAAGACAAAGGCAGAGCAATGTTCTGAGTGTTCTGGTGTTGGTTATGTACATAAAACAAAAAAAGATGGTACACCTTATGCTAAACCAAGTAGGTGTAAACAGTGTGACACACACGGTTATTTATTTAAACCTACACAAGACAAAGCAGGGTTAAGATTTAAACCACCTACACCTAAATGGGCTAGTGCTAATGGTTTTAGTACAAGTAAAGCTAATCTATTACTATTGCAGAATGCGGCTAAAAGTAAAGGATTAGATGATGCTGTAGATTTTTTACATAAAGTTACTAGGTTAAGTGCATTAGATACATACCTATCTTCTTTTGTAGAAGGTATACAAACTTATACAAAGCAGGATGGTAAGTTACATGTTAGTTTGATGCAACATAGAACATCAACAGGTAGATTATCTGGGGCTAATCCTAATATGCAGAACATGCCTAGAGGTGGCACGTTTCCTGTAAAGAAGGTATTTGTATCACGCTTTGAAGGTGGTCAAATACTAGAAGCTGACTTTGCACAGTTAGAGTTTCGTGCAGCAGCATTTTTATCACAAGATGAGGTAGCAATTAATGAAGTTAAAACGGGTTTTGATGTTCACAGTTATACCGCAAAAGTTATTTCGGATGCTGGGCAGAACACTAGTAGACAAGACGCAAAAGCGCATACGTTCGCTCCGCTTTATGGTGCAACGGGATATGGGAGAACAGCAGCGGAAGCTGCATACTATGAACACTTCACAGAAAAATACAAAGGAATCAAGTTATGGCACACCAGATTGGCTAAAGAGGCTGTAACAACACAGAAGATTAAAACACCGTCAGGTCGTGAGTTTTTGTTTCCTGATGTAACACGCAGGTCAAATGGTTCTGTTACACACTTTACACTAATAAAAAATTATCCTGTTCAATCATTTGCCACAGCAGATATAGTTCCTTTAGTTATATTACAAATAGAAAAGTATATGAAGGGTATGCAGTCCTGTATTGTAAATTCTGTACATGACAGTTTAGTCATTGATGTACATCCAGATGAGGAGAAAAAAGTTTTAGAGATAATTAATATTACAAACGAACAATTACTAGATTTAATTAAACTTAGATGGGGAATAGATTTTAATGTTCCCTTGTTATTAGAATCAAAAATAGGTAAAAATTGGCTTGACACGAAGGATGTAAGCTGATATAACTACACTTCCATTTTACTAGGAGAATTTAATAAATGAGTAACAGTATAACAACTATTAATACAGCTAATTATGCAGACATGGCTAAAGCTATGGGTGTATCAACAAGTACAACTTCTACACCAGAAGAACGTCTTTCATTACCAAGATTGCGTATAGCACATCAACCTATCATGGGTGTTAAAACTATAGATGGTGAAGATGTAAATGTAGAAGTAATTAAAGGCGGTGCTTTCAAGTTAGACGGTGGTACATTTAAATTGGTTGCTGAAGGTGCTACAGTTTATGGTAAGACAATAACTATAAGACCTTTTTTACAGCGTTATATGTATAAGCGTTTTATTAAAGGTACTGAAACAACACCTAACAAATATGTTAAGACTATTATGGCTGATAATCTAAACATAGATTTGAAAGATACTGACGGTGGATTTAACTGCGGTAAACCTGCTGGTTACATTAAAGATTGGAAAGCATTACCAGAAAAAATGCAAGAACTAATCCGAAGCATTAAACGTGTTCGTGTTGTTATTGGTATGGTTTCAATGAATGATGCTAAAGATGAGAAGGGTCAAAAAATTGACATTGAAGACAGCCCATTCATCTGGGAGATTGATAATCGTGAAGCATTCAAAGCAGTAGGTGATGCCTTTAATACATTAGGTAAACACAAAAGACTTCCACTACAACACAGTATGGTAATCAACACAGAAGAAAGACAAATACCTTCTGGTGCTAAGTATTACGTTCCATCTGTATCAGTTAACCTTACTGAGGCAATTGAAATATCAGAAGCTGACCAAGAAATGTTTGGTAACTTTATGACTTGGGTAGATAATTACAATTCATATGTATCAAACCAATGGTCAGAAAAAGTTAATAGTAAAATGTCTGAAGATGATATAGACGTTATTGATGTTTTAGTTGATGAAGCTGAAATAGATATTGAGGTTGCATAATGGAGCATCCTGCTGAACTAGCTATACATCAGTACATGGAGAATGCTGTTAAAGGTGATTCCACTATGGCTGATGCTACAATAGAGCAAGTAGCTACAGATGTAGCAGATGCTCTTAGAAAGCAGTTTGGTAGTGGTAAAAGTAGAGGCGATTTCACATTGCGTATGTCTAATGTGGGTCGCCCTGCTTGCCAACTTTGGTATGAGAAGAATAAACCAGAAGTTGCTGTACCATTCCCAACTACATTTATAATGAACATGATGATTGGAGATATTGTAGAAGCAGTATTCAAAGGTATATTAAAAGAAGCAGGTGTTAAATATGAAGATTCTGAATCAGTTAAACTGGAGTTGGATAACACATCCATTAATGGAACATACGATATTGTTGTTGATGGTGCTGTTGATGACATCAAGTCAGCATCTGATTGGTCATATAAGTACAAGTTTGAATCTTTTGATAAACTAAAAGAAAGTGATTCATTTGGTTATGTTGGACAACTTGCAGGTTATGCAAAGGCTTCTGGCAAAAAAGCAGGTGGATGGTGGGTAGTCAATAAGGCTACTGGAGACTTCAAGTATGTACGTGCTAAATGGTTAGATGTTGATGAAGAAGTACAAAAGATACAAGATAAGGCTAATCAGATAAAAGATAATGTATTTGAAAGATGCTTTGAACCTATACCAGAAACATTTAGAAAGAAAAATACTGGAAATGTTATTTTAAATAATGGTTGTAAATTTTGTTCTTATAGGTTTGATTGTTGGCCTACACTAAAAGAAATACCCAGTGTTATGTCAGAAGCAAAAGACCCACCAATTGTACAGTATGTTGAGTTAAATAATGTTAAATCATAAATCTTTTCGTGCTGCTCGTAAGCATGGATATAGAAGCGGTATTGAGCATCAAACTGCTGAGTATTTAGAAAAAAACAATGTTGCATATCGTTATGAGAAAGTAAAAATAGAATGGCAAGACTTAGCTTATAGAACATATACGCCTGACTTTGTTTTACAAAATGGTATAATAATAGAAACTAAGGGTAGATTTACTTCCGCAGATAGACGGAAGCATGTAGAAATTAAAAAACAACACCCTAATTTAGATATACGTTTTGTTTTTACTAATAGTCGCAGTAAGTTATATAAAGGAGCAAAATCGTGTTATGCAGACTGGTGCAATAAATATGGTTTTAGATACTACGACAGAATTATACCAGAAGATTGGCTTAAAGAAAAAGGAAAGGACAAACATCCAATTTTTATAGCCTTTCCAAATAAGATAAATGTAAAAAGGAAAACAAAATGATTGACGAAAAAATTATAGATTCGCTAGAAAAAGAAGATATAGTTTTATGTCTTAGACCAACAGTCATAAATAACAGTGAATGGTCTGGAGATGTTTCTATTTCTATTATGGCAGGTAGAGATAACCCATTAAATGATGAAGATTATTATAGCTTACTACACTTTGCTAAGATGGTTTGTGCCTCTGTTCCTATTATGGAAAAGTCAGAAGAACTACGAGATGTAATTCATAATTATGTTTTGGAAGAGATTGACATGGAAAATGAATTAGATGTAGAACTAGAAGATTCAGACAGAGGAAAAGTTCTTGACATAAAAGATAATGTTGTTACATTGTCATTTGGAAGCAAAACAAAAGGAAGTGCATAATGAATGACCAGATTAGACATGAGGAATACATGAAGCAAGCAATGGCACAATCAGATGTAATCAATAACCCAAAGCACTATGAACGATATGCCATTGAGCCTGTATCATTTATAATGAATAACGAGTTACCTTTCTGGATGGGTAATGTTATAAAATATATTATGCGTGCAGGGTACAAGTCTAATACTTCAGAAGTTGTTGATTTAGAAAAAGCAAAACGCTATATTGATATGCGTATTAATCAGCTAGAAGGTCGTGAGCCAAATGCGAGTTAAAGTCTTTATTACAATAGATATAGACCCCGAAGATTATTCCGTCCCTGCCGATGAAAATGTTGCTGCAGAAATAGAAGACGGAATACGTGAATACTTCTATGATATAGAAGGAACTAAAATAAGAAATATAAAAACACTACAGGAGTAATACATGATAAGTAACTATTTACCAACGGACTACCAGAACTTCATAGCTTTATCACGCTATGCAAGATGGAAAGAAGATGAACAAAGACGTGAGAATTGGGGGGAGACAGTTGCACGTTACTTTGATTATATGACTAATCACCTAAAAGATACATGTAACTTCACACTAGAAGACAAGTTACGTGCTGAACTAGAGGAAGCAGTACTTGAGCAACGTGTGATGCCAAGTATGCGTGCCTTGATGACATCAGGACCTGCCTTAGACAGATGCCACGTAGGTGGATACAACTGTTCTTACGTACCTGTAGACAGCCCTAGAGCATTTGATGAGACAATGTACATCTTAATGTGTGGTACAGGTGTAGGCTTCTCTGTGGAGCGTAGCAATGTAGATAAGTTACCTGTAGTTAATGAAGAGTTTCATACTACTGATACAGTAATCAAGGTAGGTGACAGCAGACCGGGATGGGCAAAGTCTTTGAAAGAACTTATAGCTATGCTTTACTCAGGTCAAATACCTAAGTTTGACGTATCAGAGGTACGTCCTGCAGGTGCAAGACTAAAAACATTTGGTGGCAGAGCATCAGGACCTCAACCACTGATAGAGTTGTTTGAGTTTTGTATTGAGAAGTTCAAGGGTGCATCAGGACGTAGGCTATATCCTATTGAGTGTCACGACATCATGTGTAAAATTGGTGAGGTTGTTGTTGTCGGAGGGGTCAGACGTAGTGCATTGATTTCATTGTCTAATCTTAATGATGACCAGATGGCACACGCTAAGTCAGGTCAGTGGTGGGAGAATGAAGGACAACGTGCATTAGCTAATAACTCTGTTGCCTACAAAGAGAAACCACAGATGGGTACATTCATGCGTGAGTGGGTGTCATTATACGAATCAAAGTCAGGTGAGCGTGGTATCTTTAATCGTGCGTCAGCAGTTAAACAAGCCGCTAAGAATGGCAGACGTGATACTGGTCATGCTTTCGGATGTAACCCATGCAGTGAGATTATCCTACGTCCATATCAGTTCTGTAATTTATCTGAGGTAGTTGCACGTGCATCTGATAATATGGAATCATTACGTAAGAAAGTACGCATTGCTACAATACTTGGTACATTCCAAGCTACAATGACGGACTTCAAATACTTACGTAAGATATGGAAGAAGAATACAGAAGAAGAAAGATTACTTGGTGTGTCACTCACTGGTATCATGGATAATCAGATACTGTCAGGTAAGAGTGCTACATATGGTAGCAACATCGGTTCATTGCTTGAAGAATTAAAGGTAGTGGCTGTAGAAACAAATGCAATCTTTGCTGAACAGCTAGGCATTGAGCAGTCTGCTGCTATCACTTGTGTCAAGCCTAGTGGTACAGTTAGTCAATTAGTTGACAGTGCATCAGGCATTCATGCTAGACACAATCCTTACTACATACGTACTGTTCGTGGTGATAACAAAGACCCACTGACACAGTTCTTAGTAGCACAAGGTATTCCTGCAGAGCCTGACGTAATGAAGCCAGACAGTACTACAGTGTTTAGCTTTCCAATGCAGTCACCATCTGGTGCAGTAACACGTACAGGTATGACAGCTATTGAACAGCTTGACTTGTGGCTACTATATCAGAGACATTGGTGTGAGCATAAACCATCTGTCACTATCTCTGTGAAGGAGCATGAGTGGATGGACGTAGGTTCATGGGTGTATGAAAACTTTGATGAGGTATCAGGCATTAGCTTCTTACCATTCAGTGAGCATACATATCAACAAGCACCTTATCAGGACATTGACAAGGACAAATACACTGAACTGTTTGCACGTATGCCTGACGCAGTTGACTGGTCATTGTTGCCTGAGTTTGAGAAAGAAGATAACACATCTGGTGGACGTGAGTTAGCCTGTTCAGCAGGAGTGTGTGAAGTAGTGGACTTGACTGCGGCATGAAGGTAGATAGCATGAAAAAATTAATAACTATAATTGACCCACCAAACGGATGGAAGTATGGCTTTCCAAAAATACTGCCAGAGGATGTTAAAAATAGAGAGAAATGGTTAGTTGATAATGGCTACCCACAGGAAGAAATGGATGCTTTAGGTGAATATTTTTGGTGTCGTTATTGGAATGCAGAGGATACAAATGATTAAGATACAGGAAGTAACAGAACACGAAGATGGTTCAGCAACTATAGTGTTTGAATGTAGTGATAAAGCAAAAGAATTATTAATACAGCAAGGCTTACTGTCACTTATTCAGAAAGCAATTGACAAAGAAGAGGAGTTAAACTTACGATGAAAAAACTAGCATTAGAAAATTACTTGACAAGGTTCATAAGATATGTTATAGATTGGCGTAAGACTAGAAATGTGATACGTCAACTGCACAATCTATCTGATAGAGAACTTGAAGATATAGGTGTCAACAGACACGAGATAGAACGGTTAGCTTATACGGAGATACAAAGAAAGAACTATGAGAAGTAAAGCATGGCGAGTATGGGCTAAAACAATCGGGAGCAAGATATCAGATGATGAAAGTGAAAGCGATATGGCAGCTTTACTACGTACCATTTGGGTACTCACTCATCTGGTTGCTTGTTTCTTTATTATCATACACAATGGAACAAAGTTAGGATGGTTTTAAAATGACAGATAAACAAACAATAACATACAATGAAAAAGAATATGATGTCTCTGATTTAGATGACAAGGAAGCATACATGTATGCACAAGTAAGGACACTAAGAAAAAGAATAGCAGATGCTAGGTTTGACCTTGACCAATTGGTTATGGCAGAGAATGCCTTTGCTAACACATTAGTTAACTCACTAACAAAGGAGAATACAGATGAATCAAATGAAACCGCAGATTAAAGACCGAAAGAAGTTTGATATTGATTTAGCTTATGGCGAAGTTAGAGAACAACAGATTGCTGATATGTTACAGCAGGGAAAGATAGAGGTAAAAAGTGAAAGAGATGTATGGCAGAAGACAGGTAACATCGCAATTGAATACGAATGCTATGGTAAGCCAAGTGGAATCAACGCTACGGAATCAGATTTCTGGTTTCATAATCTGTGTATCGGAGAAGATACCTTTGCTACGCTGGTATTTGACACGAAGAGTTTAAAAAGAATTATTAAGAATCTAGATTACAAGAGGTCTGTGTCAGGTGGGGATAATAATGCGGCACGTATGTACCTTTTAAACCTACAGAAGTTATTTTCTTCTGATGTAATCAAAGCATTTAAAGGACAAGAGAGTGACGTGGCTTGAATATGAAATGCTCAAATGGAAAGAGGAGAAGTACGGTAATATGGAATTAAATGAATATCAAAAGAAAGCAAAGTCATATGCAATCTATCCTGAATCGTACAGGATAACTTACCCAGCATTAGGATTAGCAGGTGAGGCAGGTGAGATAGCCAACAAGGTAAAGAAGTTAATACGTGATGGCTATAATCAAGAGGACTATGAGCAGAAGAAGATAGACATAGCCTTTGAGATAGGAGATGTGTTGTGGTATTGTGCTACACTTGCACAAGACTTAGACGTACCTCTGTCAGTAATTGCGGCACAAAACCTTGACAAGCTAGAAGATAGGAAACAACGCAATGCTATACAAGGTGATGGGGATAACAGATAAAAGAATGGGGGCAATTAAGCCCCCTTTTTTATTTTAACTTTTGTCTTTGCTTAGAATATCTGTTATAATTTTTAGCTATATTTAAAATTTCCGCAACATCACTTGCTTCCATAAAATTTATTTTAGCATCTTTTTCTGGTATGCCTTTGTCTATTTTTATTTTTTTGTATTCCGCTTCTGCTGACTTTCTTATATAAGGGCTAAGTCTTCTGTATCTCTGTAGATTTGCGTGATGTGCGTTACTTTCTGTTCCAAGTTTTATATCTGCATAAATCATAGATTTCATTGTACTTATGTAGTTTCTTACCTCTGAAGCAGTATCTTTAGAACTCAGTTCTTCTTCTTTTGCTGTAGCAAGTACTTCTGGCATTTCTTCTTGTAACGCTTTACCTATTTCTCTATTCATTTGTTTATCTAAAGATGCAGAATTAGTTTTAGACATTAAATCTACGTAACTAAATCCCATTCTACTTAATTCTACTACATATTTAGGTGGAACACGAGATAAAGTAGCACCAAATAGTATTTTAAATAGTGGCATTACTCTTTCAGGAACTTCTTCAAATCTAGGGTCTTCTTTCCAAGGGTCATCTATATCAAATCCTACGGCTTCACCTACTCTTTTTAATCTAGATTCAAATGGTGAAGCAAAACCACCAAGAAAATTTCTTATTCCTGATTGATAATCCACATCATCTTTATAGTCTCGCATTCTTTGGTCGCCATCAACAAATATATCTGCAATTTGGTATATAGGTTGACCATAACCAGATATAGCTTCACCTAAATACTTACCAGCATCTTTCATACTTGACATAAATTGAAGTTCACCTTCTCCTGATAACCCCCATGCAGTTATATCCTCAAGTATTCTTCCAGCCGCACCAGAACCTCTAAAGTTTGCTCCCGTTAATCCTTCCATAGCCTCTTTAAAACGAAATACTTCTCCCGGTCTTTCATCTTGAAATCTATGCATCATCTCACCAAATAATAGGTACGGTGTTAGTGGAAAATATGGACGAGCATCAAATTCATTACCCCTACCATCTTTTAACATATACCACTCACTACCTGCTACTTCTCCATCAGGGTCACGAAGCATATAGCCTAGTGTAAGTAATGGCGCACCACCTGCCGTACCTTCAGCTAATTGTCGTATCATGCCGTCAGTTACTTTACCACCTTTAGCAGAAGCAAAAGCCATTCTAGTTAAAGCTGTTGCTGCACCAGTTACATTGTAATTATAAGTAAATTCCATCGCTTTAAACATAAATCGTGGAAATGGTATTGCTAAAGTAAAACCCGATTCAACAATCATTTTATTTAGTGTTCTAAATGGTGCAAACTTAGGTTGAGAAGCATACGTAAATTCTAACGCATCATCAACCGCTTTTGTTACCATTTCTTCAGATATATTTTCTGTTATCTTTCCAGACTTTAGTACATCTAAGTAGTCCAAGCCTTTATCAAACAGTTGTCTTTGCAATGACGCACTGAACATACCATTTCTATATCCAGCTTCTTGAAGCCTATTTAAGTAATTAACAGTAGTTATAGCACCTTCCCATTTATCAAGAAAAGATTCTTTATCTTTTAAACCATCCCCTTTACCTTTTATAGCATTTTGACCGGGATTATTTTTTTGTAATGTATTTTTAACTTCACTATATTGATTATAAAATCTAGCCTTTTGCTTAGTATGCATGTCTAATATAAATTGAGATATGGTAGCAGCGTCTTTTTGGTCATAAAAAGTATGCTGTAACTGCGCCATTGTATTACGAACACCAAATCTTTTATTAGGGTTAAGTGCAGATTCTAATGCATATACTGGTGCTTCTATACCAGACCGAAAAACCTGAGATATATTGTTTCTTACAGCAGTAGCAACTCCACTTACAAGTGTTAATCTTCTAATATTTTCTAATCTACGAAAAGTTTCACCTAAAGTTCTTGTTGCTTGCTCTTCTGCTTCTTCAGCCGCTTCTCCCAGTGTTTTAGTTCTACTAGCACGTCCTACTATAGCACTTAATCTACTTAAACTACTAAGAGTTTTACCAGCCCAACTAGCATCTGCAAATAAAGTAGCGGCAAGTTCTCTTTGTGTTATACCATATTTACCTAATATGTCTGTTGTAAAACCTAAAGATTCCTCTGAAGCATTACTTAAAATATTTAAAAGTCTTTCACTAACCATTTCATTTTTTTGTAGTGGTTTTGAAAAATCTTTTAGTTCTATGTTAGTAATATCCTCACGTAGCTTAATATCACCATTTCTAACAGATTCTATTACTTCTCCAGTAGAAGCTGCTACTCTTTCAAATGTACTAAAGCTAAGAGATGGTTCAAATAATTCAACATCTAAATCTAACTCTTGCTTTAATCTTCCTGCATAGTCAGATTCTCTTATTACAGCACTATCTATACCAGTTATGTCACCGTCTTTATTTCTTAATATAGCATTTTTACCGTATACTTTTTCAATACCTTTTGCTAAATTTTCTCTGATTGTGTTAGACTGAACACCCAATTCAGCATTTTTAATTTCTGCAGCCTTAGTTTGTTTTTCCTGCATATTTTTTAACGCTTTAGTAAGTTCACCACGTGTTGTTTTATCAACTCTATTAGCAGTTAAAAAAGTACCACCAGCAGATAAAGAACCAGAAACTAAAGCAGACACACCTGCTATTTTTGCTGTTCTTTCATAATCTACTTCATCTCTTGCACCCATTTCTATTTCAGCTTGTTGTATAGCTAAATCAGTTGATGCTGCTGCTCCTGCTTCTAAAGGTGCTGATGTAGCCGCTGATATAATAGCTTTTTTCATAGCACTACCAGTAACACGTCCTGCAACAACCCTACCTGTACCTGCTGTAACTATTGTCCACGGGTCTGATAAAACACCTAGAACTGTTGCACCAGCAGCTTGCACTATATCATTTACCATTTCTCCTGTTGACATATTTTCATATCGTTTTTTATCAAAAAATCCAGCAAGAGATTCAGCTTTTTGATACAATCGTAATGCTCTAGCACGTTGCTCTGCGTAGTTATTGGCTAAATCGCCATCACCAGCTTTAAGTGCTTGTTCTTCTTTTTGTTTTAACCCACGTAACCAGTTAACTTCCAAGCTACCATCTGCAAAATTATTTTTTAAAAATCTGTAGTGGTCTAAATAATCATCTACTACATTTTTTGGTGTAAGTTCTTGAGTAGCACCTACAATATTTCCTATAAGTATATTTTTAGCACCAACATCTTTAGGTGTGCCGAATCTGTCTTCTCTATACTGCAGTATGTCCTCAAGAAATTCTTCATCAGATTCTAATTCTATTACGGATAATTCTTCTGTAGGTTTTTCTTCTTTAACTTTTTGTATCAGTTTATCAGAAGGTAATGTGTCGCCTTCTTGATATACAGGTTTTTGTTTTTGTTGTGTAGCTATATCATCTGGTTCACCATTTTCTATAGTGTAACCGTATCCTTGAGGAAGAATAGTAGAAAGAGTATTACTTTTAGTGTCCTCTACTTTTTCTTCTTCGTCAGTTTCTATGGTATAACCATATCCATCTGGTAAATACTCGTTCATAAAATACTCCTAAATAAGCGGAACAAATTTAAGTTCGCTCCCTAAGTAAATATGTGGTATGTTTTTATTATTTTTAGATATGTTATACACTTTTCCTACTTGAGGTACAGTATCTTCTTTATATTTATTTACATTAACTACATAATTACCTTTGTTATCCGTAGACGATGCTTTTGCTAGTAACGTACCTAAATTTCCTTTATCTTTTAATGTTCCAGTAGCCGTTAGTGCTACATTAGTTGCTATTTCAACGGTATCTGTTAAGGCTTGCGATAAATTTAAGTTTTGTTCTTCAGCAGTTTGTATATTAATTGTTCCATCATCATTCAGAGGTATACCTTGGTTGGTAGTAATGTCGTCCATGTTAGCTCTAAATTCAGCATTAGTAAAAGCAAATTTTTGTTTAATTGCTTCTCTAGCCGCTTCATTGTTAAGAATTTTAGCAGCTAAATCTAGTTGATACATTTCTTGTTCTTGTCCATATTGTTTAGCAGCAGTGGTTTCTAACAACCTAGCTGTTTGTATATCTAAACCTTCTACATCTTTAACTTGCGTTAATGGAGCAGCAGCTTCTACACCTCTTTGAATCTCTTTAGAGAAATCAGGTTTAAATAGTGCTTCATATAAACCAACACCGCCAACTCTTTCTTCAGATGGTGTACTTATTAATTCTTCTGGTCTACGTACAAGTTTAGTCAGATAATCTTCTGCACCAAAACCTTTTGTTTTTGATTCAACAAACTCATACATTTTATCAATACTAAAATCGTCCCCCATTTTTAACTGTTCTTCTTGTACTAGCTTTGCTATATTTTGCGCTCCAGCAGCATTTCCACCTAGTTTATATAACTGTGCAGCTTTATCAATGTCTCCACCAGTTAAACCAGAAAGAGTATCCATCGCTTCTCTAGCTTCTCGTAAGTCTTTTTTATAAATATCTTCAGCAGCTTCTCGTCTTTCAATTTTTCTTAATCTAATATCTCTTGCAAATTCGTTAGATTGCTCAATACTTTTGCTGAGATTTTCTTCAACACTTTCAGCTACACCACCTAATACATCTAAAAATCTCATTACTTTTTCCTCGCCATTAAACCTTTAGGCTCTTCTTCAGAAAGTACTTCTTCCTCTTTAACTTCATTAGTACTTTCTTTTTTATCTTTTTTATTCTTTAATTCATTTTTTATTTTAGCTAAAACGGCATCAGAAGTTAAATCTTTTTCTGGATTATCTAATCCTGTATTATATTTAACGTCAGCGGCATCTCCAATTAACATCATTACTTCCATTATAACAGGCATTACTAACATACCTACATCAACACTATGTTTTCCATCCATAACCCCGGCTAATTGCACAGTATTAGCTACCGTAGTTACTGGTATACCTAATTCTAGTATACTTTCTAACTGTTGAGAAAACTCTTCAGTAGACATTCTCTGTATGTAATAATCTATTGCCTCATCAACAGTAGTGTATTGAGGTGGGCTTTGCCAAGGTCTACCTCCAAGTTCTGCAGTTAGAGACATACCCGGAATAGGAGCATCGTGTAAAGGTTGCATACTATCCATTTTTCAGTTCTTCTCTTTGGTTACGAATTACTTCCATATGTTTCATAGCACGAACTATAGGTTGGTTTTCATCATACTTTTTATTACTACTAGTTTTATTACTAGAAAGTAAACCCATAGTTGGTTTTTTAACTTCTTGTTTTATAGAGCCAAGATTTCCATCTATTTGCTTATACAGCATTATTGCTGGATTGTTTATCATTTACCAAATACTCCACCTATGTATGCAGAACCTAATGTACCTATTAACTTACCTATAGCAGAACCAGCTTGTGAATCTGCAGCCATTTTTTGTGCTTCTTTTGCGGCATCTGCACCTAATTGTGCTATTGCCATATCTGTATATCTGTTTAACTCATTTTCTGAAGACTGCCATGCCCACTCCATAGTGTCACCATAATACTGCCAAAGATTGTTATAAGCCTGATTAGATATATCTAACACTGCTTTAGCATTTAATTCATTAGCACGATTAACTGCGGCAGTATCTGCTGTAGCTATTTCTCTACGCCATGTAGCATTACTCTGTGCAATCACTAGCTGGTTCTGTGCATTGAACTGGTCACGTTGATTTGCAATCTCCTGATTAAATCTTTCAACTGTATTCACCTGACCTGCATTAAACTGTGCTTGTGCATTAGATTGTGACGCATTAAACTGTGATGTCTGTGATTGTAGACTTGCAAAGAACTGGTCAACTTGGTTCTGTGATGTAGCATTAAACTGTCTTGAAGCATTCTCTGCCGCTTGGTCTGTAAACAAAGACTGAATACGCTGTTGTGCTTTAAACATTTCTGTCTGCTGTTGATTAGACAGGTTCTGCATATCCATCTGCATAAAGTTCTGTGCATTCTGTACAGCAGCTTGTTGTCTGTTGTTTAAGTTAGCCATATCTAACTGAGACAATGCGGCAGCTTCTGCCATAACCATTGCCTGTGAGTTAGACAAGTTCTGTAAGTTCATTGTATTAGCGATACGGCTGTTCTCTAGTGCTACCTGTTGTTCAGCAGTAAAGTTCATATTAGCTACATCAGCTATACGTCCTGCATTCTGTACTCTAGCTTGGAATGCTTGGTCAAACTCCATGCCCATAAATGTGGCACGTTGTTGTGCAGCCAACATATTACGTTGCTGTCTGTTAGATAAGTTCTGTGATTCAAATTGTGCTACAGTGGATGCATCAGCCTGTGCTATAGGCAGTGCTGATTCCATTGCAGCTTGTACTATAGCCTGACCAGCTAATGATGAAGCACCAAGACCACGCTTTGCTAACATGCCTTGTGCATTTCTCATTGCACCAGCAGCCCAAGCAGGTGTTTCACCACCTTCAAACTGTTGCATTAGTCCTTCTAGTTGACCTTGCACAGTAGCTTGTTGTGTCGGGGTTGCTTGTGCGGCTTGTATCTCTTCTGTAAACTTAGCAGCTTTCTCTGCATCTGCTACACCACTAATAAGTTCACCATCCTGTATCTCACGCTGTACAGGATTTTCCATAAGTATACCAGCACCTTGAGCAGCTTCTAAGTCACCCACAGATGACTTTGCTTGTTGTGCAGCTACTACATTAGCCCGTGGGTCTACAGTGCCTTGTGCAGCCTGTGTAGCATCTAGTGCTGTCTGCACACCTTCAGCAGACTGTGTTGCTTCCATCTTATTTGCTTGTGTCTCAGTGACTGTATCAGCCTGTGTTACACCTGCAACAGCAGTAGATATACCTGCTCTTGGGTCAACCATGCCTGTGTCTGTTTGCAACATTTGCTCACCAGCTACTGGTGTAGTTGCCGCTGTTGTTACACCACCTTCGGGTAATGCGCCTGTTGACATTCTATCTACAGTAATATCACCTATGCTTGGTGACTTAGGTGCTTCTTCTACTGGTGGAGTTTCCTCTACAGGTGCAGGTGGAGTTGTACCACCTTCTTGCATCTTAACTACACCACCACGTGCCATCTGCATAGCTTGTCTTGTGTAGCCCTGCATCTGTTGCTGTCGCATTGGGTCTTGTGCAATATAATCTTGAAAGCCTTGCATATTACCTTGATAGCCCATAGCACGTGCTATCTTTTCCATGCCACTAGGCTTAAATGCTTTGAACATAGCCATGCTTATTTCCTATCTAATGCCTTATCTAACTTGTCTTCTAATCTGTGCAATGCTTCCATAACTCTGCCCATGTCATCTTTTAACTCTAGCTTAGTTGCGTAGTCTTCACGAGTTTTGTTTAGCAATATCTGTAATCGTTTAACTTCAGCGAACATCTGGCGAAATGCCCAGAATACTGGTGCAATTACCATTGTTAGTATTATGTTCCAAAAAAGCATTGCGTCCATTTCCATTTTATTTATCCTATACTGTAGTAAGATTACCAAACAATTGGCATTATGAGAAATCCACTATGTTAGCAAATATTGTAAATGTTGCATCTGCTGTTTTAATAATTGTGTATTTATAACTATCTATTGAACTAGCGTTACCTGCTGTTGGTGCTGTACCTGAAGCCCATTTAGGTGTGACACTAGAACCATCTACTTGTACAGCAGAGTTATAGTAAGCTGTTGCACCATTTGTTACAAGAAAAGTAGCAGTAATAGATTCACCTATATTCATAGAAGAGTTTAAGGTATTGCTTCCATCACCTCTAAAGTTAACAGTAAAATTAGCTGAAGCATTTGTAGTATAGTATAACACATTTTGTGTCAGCAAGTCAAATGAAATCGTACCAGTAGCTGCAGTAGCACTGACTGTAACATCTTCTCTTGCACCTTTAAATACGGGATTACTTAATATGTTACCATTTAAATCTGTTTCTTTTGTAATAGAAACTTTACCTGTACCATCAGGAGATAGAGTAAGATTATCGTCTGATGCAGTTTCTATTGTACTACCGCCTGATAATAATATTCCGTTAGCAGAAGTTCTAAATCTTTCATTACCACTATAATATAAATTAGTATCAGTAGCATCAAATGACGCTATTACTTTGACTAACGGGTCAGTTTGTTTTATAATTAAAGAAGCGTTTGTAATTATATCATTATTAATTGAATTGTTAAGAATTTGTAAATCAGAACCATCTCCAAATATAGCTTTATCATTATCTGCAAATACTATATCATTCCCATTAGTGCCTAAATCACCACCTAGTTGTGGAGTAGTGTCCTCAGAAACATTTTCTAACTCACTTCCTGTAGCTTGAGTTATTGTAGCAAAAGCTAACTGACCTGCACCATCTGTCTTTAAAAATTGTCCTGTAGTACCATCTGCTTGAGGATAAGATAAACCATCTAGTATAACAGAACCTGTACCATTAGGTGTTATATTAATATTACCGTTAGTATTACTACTAATAATAGTATTGCCGTTAATATTTATATTATCAATTTGTGCTTCAGTAACAGCAGAGTTTGTTCCTAGTGTTATACCATCTACAGCACCACCATTAACATCTATACTGCTAAATGTTGAAGTACCACTTGATGTAACATCACCTGTTACATTTCCTGTTAGATTACCAGTAACATTTCCAGTTATATTACCAGTAACATCCCCTGTCACATCCCCTGTTATATTGCCAGTTACATCTCCAGTTAGATTTCCAGTGACATTACCCGTCACGTTACCAGTTACATCTCCAGTTAAATCACCTGTCACATTACCTGTCACATTACCAGTTACGTTACCAGTTACGTTACCAGTAAGAGGTCCGACTAAACTAGTTCCTGTAATAGTAGTACCTGTTATTGCTACAGCAGAGTTTGCTCCAATAATAGTACCATCAATAGCACCACCGTCTATATCAACTTTACTAATATCAACTTCACCAGTTCCGTTTGGTGTTAAAGCAATGTTACCATCTGTATCTGTTGATATAATAGTGTTGCCATCAATATTAATATTGTCAACGTCTAAGTCACCTGTTATATTAAATGCTCCTGTTGCATTCATTGTAGGAGCAGTTAATTCTAAAGTAGTATCAGCATCAATATCTAATTGACCATCAGCACTAGAATTAATAAATAATCCAGCATCTCTAAATTCTATTTTGCTAGTTGAATTAACTCTAACGGTTTCACCTAAACCGTCTATGTAAGCAAGACCATCAATGTACAAATCTTTAAACTGGACAGAGGAACTTCCTAAATCCACAGTGTTAGTTGTACTACCTTTTAATATTCCTGTATCTGCAACTAGATTACCTGCTGGGCCTAGCGTTAGTACTCGTCCACCATTACCTGCTGTACCATCGTGTGCATGTCCTGTACTTGCTAAAAAAGCATTTTCAATAGCATTATATTCAGAATTTAAATCACTGGCATTGATAACGCTTCCTGTTGCTATATTGTCTTGTACGTTAACGTCAGCCCTTACATAACCTGCCATTGTATATTACCTTCTATCGTTCGTTGTATATTCAATTGTTACTGCGTCTAATGTAAATGGTGGTATATTATCATTAGAATCTATTTGCAATGCTGCAGTAAATCCTGAACCTATTAATTGAGTTTCAAAAGTATTTTCAAGAGATGCATCACTATATGTAGCTATTCCAAATTTAGAAGTTATACTTCCGTAAGTAAATAAATCATCTGTTACATTTGAAAATGTTATGGAGTTTGGTTGAATTAAACCTGTATTTTGCCTATCAAAATCTAACTTTAATGAAACATCTGCTTGTACACTACCTGTCGGGTCTGTGTATAAAAATAATTTGTAAAATGTTTTTCTAACTCGTGGGTCTTGAAAAGCAATATAAGGTGTTCTAAATGATGATACTATATTAGTACCATCAAACTGTCTTCCTCTTTCTAATCTGTACACATAGCCATCGTTATTTGCAAAATATATAAATTCTTCACCGCCATCATACTCACTGTAAGTAGCATAGGCTTTTATACCTCGTGTTTCTGCCCATGCCATTTGAGAACTTTCTAATAACTGCGTTCCCAATATACCCAGAGCAGATTCAACAGATATGTTTTCATCAAAACCAAATATTCTATACTGACTTTTTTCTCTAATTACTAAACTGGAAAAACTCGTTGAGTTATTTACTACGTTTGTTATTTCAGACTGTATAGATTTTGATACAACAGATAAACCAAAGTCTCCAATTTTTTCTGTAGCACCAAGAAGTCTTAGTCCATCTGGACCTAGAAACATAATGTCTCCACCTACTTCTTGTGCTGTATCAGTTTCAATAGCACCCAAATCATCCGATATAGGTTGTAATACAAAATCAGCAATACTATTTCCTACTAATCTTTTTATGCTATCTTGTGTAAAAATAATTAACTGTTCTCTAAAAACAATTAAGTCTGTTATTATACCACCAACATCTATATCACCAGCACCTTCAGCTAAATTAAATAAAGAAGAAACTCCTGAATCTTTTTGTTGTGAATCTAAATCTGCATAACCTTCTGTATATACAAGTTTTGTTCCATTTGCAATAAATATAGCATTTTTAAATACTGTTACAAAGTCTGCACCTTCCACTGCACTAGGTGCTTTAGTTAAAGATGTAAAGGTAGAATTGTCATACGTAAAAGGTTTGTTTAAACCGTCTACTACTATAAACTTTTCATTACCGTCAAAATTATACTTCGCAAATCTTACTTTACCTGTACCGCCTAAAGATGTTGATACAGATGTCCAACCGCTACCTGAAGACTTATATAATGTTGTACCCCTTGCAGCATATATATTTGTTTTATATCTTAAAAGACCTCTAATTACTCCGCTACCAGATAATTGATTGTCATCAGCTTTAATAAAACCTGCTAGTCTTCTATATCCACCTTCAACTGATGGTTCATAGTTTTGCAATATAGTAGCAGAACCGGGTGCATTAAGACCTTGCTGTAAAGGACTTAGGTTAGTTACTAACCCACCACGAAACTCTATAGGAAATGTTTGCCAAGCGTCTGCCATATTTATATCTCACTAGTAATATAGTTATACATATATATTTCTTTTTGTCAAGACTTTAAATTACAGAACTACTATTAGATGGTCTTATAATCATACTAGAACGTACATAGTCATATCTATTAACAAGTAAAGAACGCATACTTTTTAAGCCATCATCAAATCTTTCCTTGGCTACTAAAGCATCTTGAGTATTGCCTCTAAATAAATAGGCATGATGCATTGCTCCATCCACTATAACATGTTTAAATCTTTCAGGTATTTCAGGAACATCGTCATAGTTTTCCATATCTACTGGTATACGATAATATTCATACACTACTGTATAGTCTTCATTAGGTGGTGGTACTATTCCATATTCTTCACCCGGACTTCTAAACACATAAACTGGCACACCTGATTGGCTATTATCTTCAGAGTATTCATAGTGAGAAAACTTTTCTAAGTATTCTTCATATGATAATTGTTTTAATTTTTTAGTTGATACATTGAGTGCAGCTTCTTCTTTTATTCTGAAACTATCCATAGTTACTGTTTTAGCATCAAATGGAAAACCGTATCTAACTTCATTTTCAAGTAAGACATCTTCCTGTGTTACATGATTAAAAGGCCAGTTATACTCTGTTTGATTTATGTTTCTAATAGAAGAGTTAACAGCATCTTTTACTTGTGCGTAAAATCCCGTAGCAGTTGCAAAGTTAGAAGAGTTTAGTTCTACTTCATTTAACTTTCTATTAACTTGGTTTACTAATTCCAAATAGTTGTACGCCATTATCGTTCTCTTACTCTAAGTTTAACAGTTCTTTCTGATGTAGTTCCTGTGCTGTCAGTTATCTGACAAGTAAATAAATAATCTGTATTGTTTGTACCACCTGCTATATTAATCGTAGCTACTTTATTTGTAATATTAATTGTTTGAGCAGAGTTTCTAATAGTATTAACAGTATCTCCTTGAGCAAGTTCTGTTTTTACACCACTCGCATTATTTACAAACCAAGTTACACTAACAATAGTAGCACTAGCCAAGTAACGTGACCAATCTATGCTGTAGTCTAGTGTTTCATCAGGGTCTTTACTAGGCCATCTAAATGACATTTATATCTCCTATGCAGCTTTCGCTGTCCTGTCTCTTGTAGTGCTTTGTCTCTGTATGTATACTGTTCTATTTTCATATGGTACTTTAACTGTTCGTTCGCTTGAAGTAGTTTGACTTTCTACATAAACTGTTCTGCTTTCCGTAGCAACATTAGCTGTCCTATCTTTTGCTGTAGTTTGTCTTGCTACATATACTAATCGTCTTCGGTCATAATTATCTGCATTATTTAAATAACTAAATGTTATTCCAAGTATGTCATTAATATTTGAGGTAGCTGATAAGTTTGCAGATACTTCAAATAAAACCAGCATTTCAGCATCGTTTACTAAACTGCTACCAGATATGTTAGCATCAGCTAATCCTCTAAGTGTTGCTTTACTATTTGTTTCTGTTAAGCCACTTATATTAGCACTATTAATTGCTAACTTAGTGCTATCACCCACAGTGTTTGACACACCACTTATATTAACTGTAGGATTAGATACCTTAGTTATAGCACTATTCGTTACTGAATTAGCAGATACATCGCCCGATACGTCTCTTACTTTCGTTGCAGAAACATCATTTGTAGAACTTATACCTGATAAGTTAATATTTGTTATTGCTTTTTTAGTAGCACTAGATACTGTTTGACCACTAGCTGATAAGTTAATGCTAGTTATTAGTTTTGCCGTAGCTACAGAACTTGTACTAGAAGTTGCTGACAGATTTGTGGACACATCTTTTAGTTTATCAGGAGATGCTTTAGTATTAGCTAAACCAGATACGTTAGAAGAGTTTATTCTTAGGCTTGTCGCATCTACATTTGCATCAACTGTTCCTGAGATATTAGCAGACAATACCTGTGTGACTGTATTAGCTATGTCATTAGTTGAACCACTGCCAGAAACATCAGATTCAACGCGAAACTTTGCTGTTGCTACAACGTCACTTACGGTTGTACTACCTGCTATATCAACTATACGTGCATTTCTTATTCTGTCAGCAGAACCTACTTGAGAACCTGTTCCAGATAAATCGGCAAAAGCATTTCTTACTCGTATCGCACTAGAATCTGTACTTGTTGTACCGCTTACGTTAGTAGATAAAGGAAACCTTTTGGTAACAGTAATATTAGGTGTGTTACCATTACCTGAAACATTGGCAGATACTTCATGTACTACAAAACCTTCAGAGGAAAATGGGGCTTCTGAAAATGATGAAGAACTAAACATAACTGACCTATTAAATTAAAGAACTTGTCGGTAAAGTGACTGAGCCTGTGTTCCATATATCATAAAAATTAGGGTCATCTACTCGCACAATAAACTCAGAGTATTGGGCTGATATCATCTGATTGTCTGAGATTCTGAGGTTGGTTGTTGGTGACCAATTAACGAGGTTGCTGTTTGTGCCTCTAGCATTGATGTTATAATTTATAGTGCTACCATTCACATTAATCCATATCATTGCGTATCTGCCGTTTGATGGGTCAACACCAGAATAAACATAGTTCCATCTATTGTTTGTAAGAGTACCAGACTTCTCTGCATCAACCCTATTATTGCCACTTCCCCAAGAAGTCAGCATAAATGGGTCAGGTGTAGTAGCAGTGCTGTAGTTTTCTACATACTGTCCATCAGTAGAAGAACCAGAACCACCTATAATATGATATTTGCCCCAACTGCCCTGCCAAGAAGTGCCGTTGGAGTACCACCAGTAGCTAATAGAAAATGGTGTAGACAAGTTTTGTATATTGCTAGTCCAACTCGCAGGAACGGTGAGGTAAGACCCATTGCCTGTTTTCTCCCACGCTGTAGTGTGACCGACAGGGCTAGTACCAAGTATAGTCTTTACTGAATGATTACTGCCATTGACAGTAAACCAATCAACATTCTCTGTGGCTTCCTGACTGTCTGATGCAGATGTATAGGCTTTTATATTAGCCATAGTTGTGTTGTTTGCATCGTTGAATGGAACATATAGAACTACGTCAGTTGGCACTAGTAACTCAGGTTTATACCAGACAACTGTATCACCTGAGTAAACTGTATGAACATAAGTTGAGCCATGATATATTTCTACGGGTGCTGAAGAGCCTATCTTAAGTTTGTCAGTGATTATCGTACCATCATGCACAGGCGCACCACTAAGACCTGACCCTGCGGTAGCAGAACTAGGGTACGCACCAAGTCCAGATACATTCATTCCCTTGTAATAACCAAGACCACTTATTTTTGGAGCAGCCATTAGTAAGTCTCCGCATAGGCATCATGGATGTATAAACGCTCTGAAGTATTACTTGTTGCTGTTAAAAACTCTATGAAAACAAGTACTGAGTTTATTGCCCGTAGCCCAGATGCAGGCGTTATAATGTTATGAATGATACCCGTTGGTGCTGTCTGGTCAGACGATATAGTCGCATATGCAACAGAGGTATTAATAGTTTCATTACTAGTATTAGACCTATAAAAATAATAGATGTTCACAGCATTTGTAACATCACTACTGCGACTTAAAATTAACTGAAGTCTAGCGTTGTCTTTAGTTGTATCTGAGCCTGCTGGATTAAAATCAGATGGTACTTGCACCTCCAAACCATAGACATATTTGCCTCCAGTTGCACCACCATTTTGCAACACGACAACCTCATTGCTATCTACAGTTTCGTTGTAAGCTAGACCAGCACTGCTTGCCGCCCCTGCTGTATCTGGCATAATAATAAGTGGTTTATTGTCATAATCATTTGTCTCTACAGCAAGGTTTGGTGGAAATATTGTAGATGTTGTTGAAAGAGTTATGCCTAGTACTGTCGATATATCGTTTGCTGTTGTTTTATAATTAGAACTACCGCAAGCAAGGTAACCATAATCTTTAATAGGCAATTTACTGTAGGTTGTGTCTTGCCTTATCCCTACAATTTCCCACCAATTTGCCGCTGTTAATTCTAGGCTTGATGTAAACGGTGATGTATTGTTTGCAGTTGATATTAGTGAGCCTATCTTGGGATTTCTATTTACGGCTGTTGCAGAGGAAATGCCACTAAGCCAATGCCCTGCTTCACCTGCTCTATATAAGTTAGTTGGATAAACGTAATTGGTAGGAGTATAGTCTGAACGGTCTCCGTTTAACGCAGAGGTGTTTGCGCTACTCAATTGAGAGTAATAACTAGACCCCTCCAAAAACTCTACAGTGCTTGTGCCTCTATTATTAAAACTTAAAAAACCACGAGCGTTAGTGCCAGTAGTAGCTCTTTGATAAATACTTCCAAACTTCATGCGGTTAGTACCTGTTACACCACTATTTAAAAGTAAGGTACTCGCAGATGATATTGTTAAATTAACTTGAGAAATAGCACCTGTGACAGATGCATCTACTTGAATGTTTTTGCCTGTCATTACACCTACTTCTAATGTAGAAGCTTTGTCATTTAACATTCTCTGCTCGTAGTCTGCATTTTGAGCAGACATAAACTCACCAAGCTTATGATGCACTCCTGCTTTTATAGGCTGAAATCTAAAATACATTCTCCTAGAAGCTTGGCGAAGAAACAAACGTGACCAATCAAATGTACACGCTTGACCTCGAATATGTTGACGCTCGTATGTATCTGATTGCGATAGTGAAACTAAGGAATAACCATTCTGTTCGGTCTCACTCGTCCATCCTGCGCTAGATGAAGTAACTAGTCCATTAGTGCTAAACCAATGATACTTGTCTCCGTTGCTCAGAGCGTGTGATGACAAATATCCATTCTTAATAAATGCTAAATCGCAGAAGTTACCTGCAACACCGTCTTGATTAAACTTAGTAAAGCCTGCTTCGTTAATGGCATTGTATAATGCTCGTCCATCATTGTTGTTTGCAGTACTCCCTAAATACATTTCTGTAGTTGTTGCACTATTAGGGAAAGGTAAAATCAAAGGAAATGTGACGATGCCAGATACGTTTGGAAACATATCATCAATGTTAGAACCACTGAGATGAAGCCAATTGTTATAAACGTCCGAACTGCCTGCAACAGTTGCATATGTGGTGTTGCCACTTTCGGGGCGCATATAACCACCACTAAGATATGTTGCACCCATAGATGTAGTCATGTCAGACATTGGCTTACCTTTGATACGCACCTCTGTATCAGCCGCTATAGTAACCCCATTAACTGTGGTTGCAGTTTGACTGTTACTTTGCCAATCATCAAACCGAAATGGATTAAGGTACGTGCCTGTTCTTGATGCGGCTGTATTGTAATTTACAGTGTCAGTTCCGTGACCTAGTATTGTTGTGTCTGACAGAGCTACAGCCCCGGGAATGAAGGGGTCTATCCATACTACTGGCATTAGTCATGCTCCCCTTCTTTTTGCATTACCCAATCATTAAAAGCAGTCATAAGCTCATCATGAAGTGCATAGAAAGGTATACCTGTTTGGTCGTCTACTATTGTGATGTTTTCATCGTAATCTCGAATCTGTTGGTCGCTCGTCATTAAAGAGCCTGTGCAGTTTATAATTAATGCATCACTCGTATCATCTGTTACCAATTCATAAGAGGGCTTGTTTACCCATTGTCTAAAAAGCATAACTTATCCTGTTACAAAGTATATTGTTGCGCTGTCAGGGCTTGCAGGCATACCTGTCACAACACTTAAATGATAGTTGTCTACGGTGTCAGCATTAGTACCACCGCCACCAGAGCCAGTGTCATCTGTGCCTGCTTCCCATTGTGAGGATGTTGCGTTGTATTTTAAAACCTGACCATCTGAGGGTGAGCTAACTGATACATCAGTCAATCCATCTAATGTCGATGAGCCACTAGACGCATCAGCAGGTGTCCAAGCTGTACCGTTCCAACTCAAGACTTGGTTAGACGTTGGTGCTGTTGAAGCTACATCAGCTAAGTCAGCTAGGTTGCTTGTAGTACTAAGCAATGTACTTGTAGTGGCAGGCAGAGTTAAATCTACATCACCACTAAAATCTGCATGTGCAGGTGCTTTCAATGCCGCGTAATGTGCGTTAGCACTTTCGCAGTACAATCTTACCTCTGACTGTGAGCCTGAGTTTGTTAGGCTTAATATACCGCTTTGATTTAAAAGGACAGTGCCAGAAGCATCGGGTAATGTAATGGTGTTATCTTGAGTAGGTTCAGTGGCGTTTAATAATGTTTCAAAGTTATCAACATTAGAACCTTCAAAGTTTACGCCATTGCCATTGTTAATAAATATACCTTCATTAAACTGTACTCTGTCATAGCCAATTTCAATGACGGTAAATTCTGTGCCTCCATCATTAACTTTAAGCTTCATTCTGCCTTCTTCGCTACCAGCAGTAGTACCACCTAAGACAGTTTCTATTTCAGCTAAAACTATTTCAGTTCCTGATGCGTTGTTACCAGTAAATTGAATATGACCAATGCTATCATCACCAGTTGGACTAGCACTGTTTCTAAAAAGTTTTAAAGTCGGGTCTTCTGTTGCACCAGCATCTGTTGAGGTGAGGGTGAGGTCGCCTGTTATTTGCGCACCAGTGCTAGAAGTTGAGAACTTAAGATTTGAATCGTGGTAAAGTTCTACTGCGCCATTAGAAATAAACTTTGCTTTATCTTCGCTTCCAGCCGCATTTTGAATATAAAATCCGTTATCAGATTTTAAAACAACACCGCCTGTTCCCCCATCAGCTAAAAGTGTCTCACTTCCTGAGTGGTATATTTCAAAATCACCACCAGTACCAAAGACCGCCTTAACATTATCGCTAAACGTCAAATTACCACTGGTTTTTGCATCTGCCGCATCACTGCGTAGAAACTGTGTGCTGTCTAGGCTGTCTAGGGTAGCGGCATTACCACCGTCACCCGTATTGCCTGTCGCTACAGCGGTAACACGTCCAAAGGCATCTACAGTAATTGTATCTATTTTAGTTAAGTCACTAGTTGAACCGTATGTACCAGCACCTATTGTTCCTGTTCCATCTAAACTTAATGATACTGTTCCTGAAGAACCACCACCACTTAAACCTGTTCCTGCTGTTACACCTGTAATGTCACCTACGTTAGTAGTGTAACCAAATGAAAGTATTCTGTCATCTATAGCTGCTGCTGTCATTAATGCAGTATCAACATCGCTAAAAGATTCAGAGGAAAGTTGTATTGTAGAACCAGCAAAATTTGATAAAGTTAAATTAGATACTTCTGTTAAAAATCCGCTATCGTTATTAAACCCAGATAAATTAATATTAGCTTTAGTTAATTTCTTTTGTGCGTTTGCTGAATCAACTACAGCAAAGAAATCACCATCACCATCACTAGTAGATGTTGTTAGTTCAGATAAATCAAGTACAATATCACGAACATTAATATCAATACCTATACCACCTGTATACGATACAGATTCGCCAAACTTTGCAAATGTTATTTCTGTTGTACCAAATGTAATTAAACCAGATACATTACACACATAAGATTCACCAGCACCTGTGTTACCTTCATCTACATAAAAATATGAACCTTCATCTAGTGCATCTGATGTTCCTATTCCAGAACTGTCAGCGTCAGTAGCACGAGTAAGTACCCAGTTAGTAGAAGCAGAACCTGTGTTAGTTACAGTATAAACACCATTCTCTGTAGCATCTGTTTGATTATATATTAAAACTCTATCATTAGTAGACAGTGTAACACCATCTATTAATAGAGCAACTTGTGTACTATTATTTGTAAGTGTAGCACCTACACCTGATGAACCATTGTTATACGTACCAGCAAGATTGCCATAACTGTCAGGAAGTTCAACTCTAACAGGGTCATGTATATGTATAGCTGTAGATGCAAGACTATCTACATATGCTTTTGTAGCGGCATCTGTATTAGCAGTAGGTGTAGCAAGACCTGTAATCTTATTACTACCAACAGCAATGTCACCATTATCATTACGCAAGAATGAAGTACTGTTTATACTATCTAATGTTTCAGCATCTACATTTGTTAAGTTGCGACCATCAAATGCTGAAATGTATCCACTAGCGTCAAGATATACTGCTTTCTCTGCAGGTTGTGTAACAAATATTGTTCGCTCACCTGCTGTCCAGTTTACAGCATTGTCACTATTACTAGACTGTAATACAGTTGTTCTAGCTAATGTTGTTCCTGAAGATGTGTATGTACCTATACCTACTTCAAAGTCTGTACCATCAGTACAACAATAGTAGGTAGTATTACCATCACCTATAGATGAAAAAGCCTCAAAACCAAGAACAGCACCAGCAAGTGTATATGTGCCAGTGCCTGTAGTGGTAGTGGTTTCTTTTATTCGGTCAGCAACAACTAATGCCATAAGTTTTACAGTTCAGTTACTTCAATTGAATTTTCAGCAAATCTAATAGTATCACCTGCCGCAATAGTTTTAGATACATCTAATTCACCGTAGTAAATTAAATTACCACTTCCTACTGTAGCGTTATCGTATAAAGCAAAATGCGTTACTGTGCCAAAACCTGCACCACCTGTATCTGCAGTTAATTCTACAGCAGCATTATTAAAGCAAGAACGTCCACCTGCAGGACCATCTGTAACTGCTGTAGGGGTATCAAAAGTTACTGTAGGTCTTGTAGTAGAACCTGTAGCACCTAGTGTTGATAAATCTACTTCATTATCTGCACCTGCTCCTTGCATAGTCGTATTATCCTCTAAAGGAATAGCTGTATGCAAACCTAAATACACAGCAGAAGGTAAACCACCTGTGGTGTTACGGAGCAATGCATTAAGAACTAAGTCTTCTGCATGATTTGACTTTGCATTCGTTGTCATTTTTTATTCTCCAAAAGTAAAAGTAAAAGGGGCAAGTCGCCCTGCCCCCTTATGTTATTTAGGCAAGTGTGTCACGGTCTACTTCAGCCGCTTGTAAACGTGATTCATTCACGTCAACAGCAACTACAAAGACACGACCTGATATGATACCCGGTGAACCAGTGATTGTAGTTACAACATCAACGGTATCAGCAGCGGATACTAAACCTGCAGTTGTTCCTACTTTGATTGTACCAGCAGCGGTATTATCAAAGTTAAGGTCATTTGCAAAAATAGTAGTACCATCTGTAATGTCCATTGTGTATGTAGTTACATCTGGAACAGCTTCTGATGGTTCAAATCCTGCGGCAATAATCAAAGTACCAGCAGGTACAGATACACCAACAGTTGTGCCAGCAGAAGCAGGAAGGTCAACATATTTTTCAATAACGATTGCGCTATTGCGAAGTGCTTTAGTTAAAGCCATTGTTAAATCTCCCCTATGCCAAGTTGTAGATTGCGTTTACAAGACCTTCAGGACGAAGTATCTTGCGACCGTACAAATGCATACCACGAACAATGTCAGCAAAGCTGTCAGGGTCACGATATGTCTCAGTCTTATTGATTTGCTCTGCAGTAGCAACAGCAGAATCATGTCCTGCAACAATCACACCAAAGTTAGTGCTGTTAGTTCCACCTGTTGTTCCTGCACCTGTACCAAGTGATGGCAAGTTGTTAGAAACATACACACGGAAACCATGTAGATTGTTTAGGATAAGACCGTTCTGTAGTCCTGAACCACCAAAGTCTGCGTTCAATAGACGAGAATCTTCGTCCATTAGCAATTCTTTGAATACAGGGTCAATAACTACCCAACGTCCTTGTGAGTCCACATTTTGCTGGTCTAGCTTACGTGCCATACGAGCAAGTACTGTTAGTGGAAATGTTGCACCTGAACCCGGAGTAGCATCTGTAGTAGCTGCTGTGCGAGGCTCAAGAGCAATGGAGTTAGAAGCAGAACCACCAAAGTCACTTGCATCAAGTTTCATTGAAGCTAGTAGTTCGTCAGAACCAGCGGTTGTTACTGCCTTTGTACCATTAACAGTTGTGTTAGCTGTATCAGCATTTGTGTGTAAAGCAGACTGTGTATAACCAGACAAGTAGCCAAGAACGTCTTGGTCAAACTGGTCAGCCAAACGGTATGCCGCACGGTCAGATGCTAATGATTGGAAGTTCACATGTGAATGTGCTTCTTCAATGTCATCAACCTTAAATGCAAAGTAATTAGCTTTGTCAATTGTAAGGCTGAAGTCTTCATCGTCTAGGTCTTGTGCAGTGATTTGTGTGCCACGTGCATAAGCCTGAACTGAGATTTCGGGTTCTTTGATAATCTTAACGGAATCACCCATGTTAGCAATCTCACCGAAATAATCGGAATTTGAAATTGCTTCAGCAACGGCAGACTTGCGGAAAGCAAGTTGTACCTGTTTGCTGTAAATAACTGGGCTAAAATTGCCGTTAGGAAGATTACCATACCCGGCTGCGGATGTAAATGCCATGATGTTTCTCCTAAAGTTATTAGCATTAATTTACAGATACAAACTCACAAGGCTATTAGAGGCTAACTTCAATGGGTGTGTTGCTAGTTAAAGTGGCCGCCTTAACTTTTAACAGGCCATATTCGTCAGGTAATCCGAAGACTTTGTTTGTTTGCTGATTTAGTGTATACAGATAGCTAGTCCATATACACTATAAGTGTCTATAGTTATACTCATGTAAAACTATTTGTCAACACCTTTTTATCTAGCAGAGCCAGATACATCATAGATAAACTTTCCAGAACGGATAGCTTCCATGATTTCGTCAGATTGCTTCTCATACTCTTGAGGCGACATCTTCTGAACTTGAGATTCTCTTAGATAGGTAGAAGCCTCATTCTCTTGTGGCTTAGACCGTGTATTTTTCGTATTAACCGCTTCAGCAGCACCCTTGCCATTTTTGCTTGGTTTTGCCTTGCTAATATTTCTATCTGATTTATATAAGTCAATTGCTCGTGCGGCAGATTTTGCATCGTTGTCATTCTCGTATAGTGCCTCCTGCACCCATTTAGGTTGTTCTTCTGCCCACTCGTGAAAGTCATCACTGTCTCTGATATCACCAAAGTCAGGATGTATTCTCATCAATTCGGCTTCTGCTTTCTCCTTCGTAGCCGATAATTGCATCTCATCAATTGCTTTCAATCTTTCTTCTAAATCGCTAGATTGTTCTCTAGCTTTCTTCATAGCAATTGTTTCTACTATTGCAGCTACATCAGGATATTCTGTTGCCCATGCTTCAATGTCCTCATCAGACTTGGGCAACTTCATCTCTTTTTTAGTAGCTTCAGATAACTGGCGTTTTAAAGTTTCCAGTTCTGCTTTAAACTCTTCAGCTTGTTTCTGCTGATGCCTACGTAAGTCAGAGTATCTTTTCTTAAAAGTCTTTTCTTCTGCGTTAGTAGGTTCTGCTTCTTCAGGTTCAGCAGTTTCTACCTCACCCTTCTGCTCTTTCATCATCTGTTCTAGTTCTTCTTCGTCACGCTTGATGCGTTCCTCTTGTGTATAAGGCTTAGATACAAATGCTTTCTTCTCTGGTGACTTCATTTCTTCAGCCATGATTGTGTCAGACATACTATGTCTCCTATGCTGGGGCTAACCGTAGCCACTGTCGGGTGGGGAGTTAGGTAGCCAGTTAATGTGGATTATTTTTTAGAGGCTAATCCACCTGACCTCATCTGTTTAGGTTGTTTAATTTCTTTTTCCATTAAACCACCTTTTGCTCTACCGCCTGTTGCTAATCTTCCACCACTACTAGTAGAACTTTTAATGGCTTCTTTAATGCTTTTTGCTTTGTCTTTAGAGAAATTAGAGGTTAGCTTTTTTTCTCTTTCTTTGTCTTTTTTATTTTGTTTTCTTTTTTCTTCATCTTTTACTAGTTGTTTTTGAATTTCAATAGACCTTTGCTTACGGGCTGCCTCTTTTGCTTTTGCTATAATATCTTCAAAATTACTTTCTTTTTCTTCTTTGCGTAACTCTTCAGCTAACTTTATTTCATTTACAGTTTTACCCGATAAATACGTTTTTGAAAAATTATTACTGTCTTCTTGTGCTTTTTCTCTATCTTCGTTACTACCACTTTGTAGTGCTTTTGCTATTGAATTAGAAACTTTTTTAATTTCATTTGATGCATTAGTAGCAGACATTATTGTTGGGTCTTTATCTATAATTAAACTAACTAAATCATTTTGAAATTCTTCGGATTTTTTAGGAAGTTCAGATGGATTAAAAAATTCACCTATTTGACCTATTATACTTTCTTTTTGAACATAGCGACCAGTTATAGGGTCATATAAATTACCCATACCATCTGCTATATAACCATTTACAACTTGACCCTGTTTGAAGTTACCCCCAAACATAGAGCCTATAGCAGTAGATTTAAAAAGTTGTTCAAATGGATTTATTACATCCATAAATCCTAACCTTTGTGCTTCTTTAATTCTAGCTTGCATATTTTCATAGCCAGAAAAATCTGGTGAACCATCATCATCGTCTTTACGCACCTGTGCCTGACCAACAGTAGGTGTTACAGATACTTGTTGTGCATCAGGTGCATCGTACTCACTAGCCAAAACAAAACCTTCTGGTAATTGCGTTACACCGGGAATGTATGTTATAGTTCTTTTCTCACCTGTTGTTGGATTAATTATCTCTACAGTTTGTGGTGCAGATTCAGGTGTTTGTACTACACCCGGATATGATACATCTTGCATTTGTTCAGGTGTAAATGTAGGTACTGCTTGTTGTTGTGCTGGTGTATAAGTTGGTGCAATAGGTGTTGTTGCCTGTGTAGGCTGTTGCACTGTTGGTGTTACAGGTGCTTGTGGTTGTGATACAAAGGATGTAGCAGGTACTTGTGACGGCACATAACCAGATATACCAGTAGCAGGTACTTGTGACGGCACATAACCAGATATACCAGTAGCAGGTCCTAGTAGTCCACCCTGTTGCAATTCTACTGTATCGTTATTATACTCTTCTTCATCGTCCATGTCAAGGTCTGTTAATTCAAAAGGTAAATTATCTGGCATAACAGCTTCTTCACTATTGCCCATTTGCCCCATGTCTTCCATAGTCTGCAAACCCATCTTAGCTTGCTGTCTCATCTGCATTAGCTTTTCAAGACCAATGTATCGCACTACATCTGCAGGAAATACAAACTCACCTTCACTTAATTGTGCAGGTATATCATCACGTACTTCTTCTTGTGTAGAGCCGGGTGGAACATCATTGCCTGATACAGGGTCTATTGTATTACCTTCGTCTTTAAGACCACCATCTTCAAACATTTCCATTTGTTTTGACATCCCACCTTCTGCAAACTTTTGTGATTTATCCATATCTAATTCTGCAAATTGATAATCGTCCATTACATCACCACCCTTTGACATTTCTTTTAATTCTTTTAATGTTGGTAGGTCTTCAACACCAGCTTCTCTATTTAATTTTTTTACTTCGTCTGCATCAAGTACACGATTAACTTTCATCTGACCACTTATTAGCCAATTACCTTGCATATTAGGATTTGTTTTATATCTATAAAAACCACCTAAAGGTATTTCCTCAGTAATTTGTGCCTCAGAAGTATTAAGTAAGCCTTTGCGTTTTCCAGACTTTACAATAGACGCATTTGAATCTGCCACCTTTTGCCAATCTACGTCTGCTGGCATTTCTACTTCAGCCCATACTTGGTCTTCACTTCTGTACTTTTTACCATTAATTTCGTTACCTATATGCGGAGCAGCAGGTGTATCTCCAGCATGCCATCCCGGTCTTAGAGCAACTGCTTTAACACTTTTTGCTTTTGAACCCTTTGGTAAAAAACCTTTTTCAATAAGTATATCACGAGTTTCTTGGTCTGGTATTGGTATGCTATCACCAGTTCCTTTTTTACCTCCCGTTCCTTTTGATGGAACATACTTTTTGCCATTAGCGGAAGTAAAAGTAGATTCAGGTATTACTGCATCTATAAACTCACCTTGTTTTACAGGAGTATCTGCATCAACAAAAAGAGGATATAAATTTCCGTCTTCACCTTTTGTAAATAACTTATATGCTTTTACAGTTTTTTTAGGTTTAAAAGTTCTAAGTGCTTTACCTGCCATATCTCCTACTACAGGAATTAAACCCAAAGCACCTGCCGCAGTTTCTATACCAGCACCTACATAATCTTTTTCATCTATAGCATCTGATACACGTTTGACTGCCATGGCTTCCCCAACTCCGGGAATAAACTCTGCCGCACCTTTTGCTATATCAACTTTTGATTCATCTAACTTTTCAATAACATCACCAGCAGTTTTTTTTGTAGGACGTTCTACAGTACCACTAGGTTCTCGTGTCATAAATCCTGAAGGTTGTTTAAGTGCCATTTACCTCATTCCGTAAATATTTAAGTTTTCGGAGTACTGCTATTGCGCCTTGTTGTCTATGTACTAGTATTGAATCATCTGTCTGTTCTAGTACTTTCTGGTGTTGTTCTATTATTAAGTTTATATAATCACTGAACGCTTCCCACTGGCGGTTGTTGTTCACTAGGGGCTTGAGTTTGCTGAGTACCTGCTGTCTGTCCATTTGCGCTAAATCCTTGTTCACCCGGAACTGGTGCTTGTCCTGTTCCTATGTTACCGCCACCTGCACCTGTTGGGTCTAATGGATTAGCCCCTGCTGGTGCGCCTTGTTCTTGTGGCTGTTCTTGTTGGAAGCCTTTCATCAGTTCTGCCTGAATAGCGGCTTCATCCATATTGTTGGTAACTTTGTCGGGGTCTAACTCCATAGATTTTGCAATCTCACGGATAATATATTGGAACTTAGCAAACGGTGCAAGTGCTGGATTGCTTGCTACCTGTAAGAACTGCATTAGTCTTTGACTACGTACTTCGTTAGCCATTAGACTTTCTGTACCTCTTGCTCTTACTTCTAAGTCACCTTTTATTTGTGGGTCATAATCAAACTGCATATTAAATCTAAACAGTCCTTCTCCTAAAGGACGTAATAGATAATCATCTACGTTCTTAATAACAGTCTTTGTGCCACCTGCTGCAGCATTCATCAACATAGATATACCACTAGCAGTTCTACCTACACCTGATACACCTGTCTGACCATGTGCAAAGGATGGGAAGCCTGTGCTTTCATCTGCAAGTACACGAGCCTTGTCAAACAGCATCATGTTCTCACTAGATACATTCGGGAACTTTGTACCAAATATAGCCTGACCCGGTGCGCCACCTTGTCTACGGAACACCTTGCCCGGATATAGTGATAAGTCTTGACCCGGCACTAGGTTTGTCTCATCAACCTCTACAATCAAATTGCCAGACAATACAGCATTGTCAACAGCCATACGCATAAAGCCATTCATTAATGTCTGTGTATCGTCCATGTTTTCAGCGATACCTACACCAAAGAATGAGTATGGGTTTAACTCATATGGTGCAGCATGGTATGGTATTCTAGCAGGTTTGAATGGATTAAGTACCATACGTAGTAGCTTACCATTACAAATCCATACGTTAGCCTGTAACTCATCAAATGTTTTCAGTTCTTCTGGTATCTCTACATCTGCTTCTTCAAGCACATCTGTATCAACAGTACCCCAATACTCAAGAACATCAAATCGTTCTACACCGTGTTCTGGTGCATAGTCAGATAAATCATCTTCCCAGTATTCTTTGATGTAGTTCTCACCCATCTGGATGACTTCATCAATTACGTTTCCTCTGAACATCGGCCTCTTTTTGAGATTCCGTAATTGCGACCTTGACATCTTGTGTCGTTCAATGACATACTGCGCTTCATCCATATTATTGGCATCAGGGTCAGGATAGAAATTCCATACAGAAACATGGGTAACTTGTGGCATTGTTTTGAAAACTGGGTCATACTCACCGTCCTCATTCCAGTTGGGATATTCTTTGTCAATAGCAAATGGACCTTTCATAACACCAGTTCCAAATAATGCCATTTCAAATGCAGAGTTTCTAAGATGCTTACTTGCACCTGATTCTTCTAACTGGTCATGTATTTTCTTCTGCATCTTCTTTGCAGCCACCATAGCTGGGCTAAAGGTAACTGAGGTAGGTGTCATACCCGGACCTTCTTTAAGCCCGTCTATACCGCTTAATTTGTCCGTTAAAGGACCAAGCATTTCTTCTAGTGTCTTTGCTGTAGCACCCGGTGGTAAGTCTCTACCATCACCAGCAAATCCGTATGGGCTACTTAGTGCAGTATCACCACGTAATTGTTCTGGTTCTTGTGGGTCAAAGTTGACATCTGCGACAACTCCTTCTGGCAACTCAGTAGGTTCAACAGAGACAGGAAAACGATTATTAGCAAAAAGGACATCAACGATTTGCCCATAAGCTGCCAAAGTTTTTGTTTTTGTAACCTTGATAAAGACACGTGACTTCTCCGATTCAGTAAACTGTACATCAGGTCCGTATAATCCACGGTAATTACGATAGGCTTTTAGCCAACGCTGTTCATCTTGATAGCGATAGTCTTCTGCTCTTTTATACTTTTCACGAATGAATGGTACGATTGAAGATACATCAGCATCTTCTGTTGTGCTATCCTCAGTATCTTCTAAGGCGATAGCTTCATCTTCAATCATTACATTTTCATCTTCTGCCATTTTCTATTCCTTAATATCCAAAGGTTGAATCTGCTACTTGCATACCACCACCCGGTCTTCCATGTGGGTCATAATCAAATATACTAAATCGTGGTCTTGACATTATACCATATCTCATCGCATCGTACAAGTGGTCTTCTGCAGTCGTGTCAATATCTTCTGGATTGCGTTTGTCAATCGGCAAGGCAGGTAACTGTGAGATAATGTTTGTACAACTACTAAAGAAAACAAGTCTAGGCTCTTCCGTATATTCATCTACTTGTAGTCGTCTGTGTATTTCGTTTTTACCAGCAACACGACTACCTCTGCTTCTATCTGATGGTCGCCATCTGCAACCCTTCTGTATCATTTGCTCTGCAAGGCTAGGACCAGTATCACCACGCTTATGCCAAAGAGAACTGTCAAGAACACCATACTTAATATTGCCATCGCCAGATTCTAAGTCCAACACCATATCGGCTAAATCAGTTGCGAGTACCTTAGAGGTGTATAGTTCTCTGTAAACAATGAGTTGCTCACTAGGACTAACGGCAAACCAAACCACGCCACTGTATGAACCATAGCCATAGTCACATGCTCTAAACTTAACCCAGTTGTTAGGTATATCAAAAGGCTCAACAACATGGATATCCCGATTAAATTCGGTAAACGCTGCCCCTTCTTTAATATCCCAATCACCTTCAAGCAACTGTCTACGTTGTTGTTCAGGAAGCGAAAGAAGCATAGCTTCGTAGTCACCTGCGTCTGATAGGTACGGGTTGTCAGATAATCGTGCCGGGATGAACCTTCGCTTAAATAAGGCTTTACCAGCTTTGCTGTGTCCTGCTGGATATCTAAGAACTTCGCCAGTTTCAATATCTGTGGCATCAAATGCTTTACCGTATGCTGATGGGTCAATGAACATTTTCTTCACCCAGTGATGACCTCTTCCACCGGGGTTAGTTGTAGCACGCATATAAATAGGCAAGTCAGGGGCAGTGGACCTTAAACGAGAACGCATGTAATTCCATGCATATGGTGACTGCCACTGTGTTAACTCGTCAAAGCCTATCCAGCTAAACGCTAGACCCTGATAGCGAAGAACGTCATCATCTCTATCCAGATAAGACATCCACAGTCTCGCACCAGAAGGGGCAGTCCACTGCATCTTTCTTTCCGACCACTTTATGCCGGGCCATATTTTTGGGTACAACTCTTGAGATTTAAATATAAGTTCTCTAAGTTCTTCTGTTGTATGTCGTAACAGCAATCCACTAAATGCTGGATGCCCCATATAACGTAGTGGGTCTGCTAACATGGCGTAAGACTTACCACCACCTGCTGAACCACCGTAGAGTACCTCACGTTCCCCTGCAGCTAGAAAGTCTGTCTGAGGTCCGGGGTTTGGTTTAAATAAGACATTAGCGTGTTCTTCTTCTTTAAACTCATCTATATCAATGTCTTTAATTTCAACCGTTGGCTTTTGCGCCTGTTCTTTCTTCTTCAAGGGCTTTCGCCTTGGCGATTGCCTTTTCCGCATATTCTGCCCACTTGCGGATGCTTGCAACTTGGTTCTTACGTTGTCGCTCATTCTGTAACCGTTTCCTTAATCCTACGTGAGATATATACCTGCCAGAGTTTGTACTTAACCAATTAGCTACCTCACGATAGCTGTATTGATTTACGTGTTGTCTAGCCTTTTCTAATAAATCTAATTCAGTTGGTATGGGGTCAAGAATGTCAGGGTCTTCTTCATTGAACTTATATCCAAATGGTACAGTACGTGCTATGCGTGGTATCTGTACCCACTCGTTCTCTTCTTTTATATCTGTCGGTTGTGGGAGTTTCCACTTGCCTATGCTTCTAGTCATCTTCACTTGTAGCTTTAGGTGGCATAAGCATCACACCACCACTAGATTCCACTTGCATTTTCTCTGTCTTCACCAAACCTGAACGGTCTAGTAATTCTTTAGCTGCTGCCATCTTGTCACGTATGCCTAGTTCTGTTGGGTCATACAGCGCACCTGTCATAGCCATTGCCGCCTTTGGTGCATTACGTGCCATATACATAGATGTAGCTTCTAGTATCTCATCTTTTAATCCTTTTACAATAGCAGTGGTAGGAGTATTGTCTGAGTATCCAGCAATTTTCTTTGCTTGCACAACATCACCACCTGCTTCTTCAAACAGAACTGCAAGAAATTTTTGTTGTCTTTCGTTTAACTGCCGTGTCATTTGATTTCTCCAGTATGCATGGCGTGGGCTAAACGTGTTGCACGTGATTTTACCTGATTTGCCCACCTGCTGTCAAGCATTTCTTTTGCTGCAGTAGGAAAATCTTTTTCATGTATAGCCGCCCACATATTTTTAAACTTCTTTAATCTTGGCACACCCATATTAAATGCCATGTCCATTACTACAAGTTGACGTACAGCGTCTAAGCTATCCACGCAAGGGTGCGCTCTGCATAGTTCTTCCTCAACAATCTGTACGTCATTCGTTGCTAAATAGACCGCATCTTCTTTAGTAATACCATGCTCATATATAACATCCATATTTGGAATATCCATATGCTCAAGTTCTGCTTTACTAATGCCACGGTCTTTTAGGTTTCTTCCGATGCCAATTGTATCAATGCCTAGTGTATCTTGGTACACTGTAAGCACAAGACCTTCTCCATCAATCAGCTTCTTTATAAATGTTTCTCTGTCGTACTTCATTTCTTCTCACTACCTAACCACACTGCGAATGCACCTGTCATTGCACCACTAACTACAGATATCATTGCACTCTGTTGTGTTGATAAATCTTCTAAAGACATTCCCCACTCAATCACTCGCATGTACATTATTGTCATTACAAGCATCATTAATCGTGGTACTATCTTGTATTCTAATATCGTCTTTGCAGCCATTGTTATTTCTTTCCGAAGAATTTAGTTGCGCTACGTACTCCAAAAGAAGCAGCCACAATAATGCCAAGACTATACTGATACCACTGAGGCATTGCTTCCAACTGGGCAAAACCATTTGCTACTACCTCTTCCATTCCCGGTATGAATGCTAAGATTAATGGGATACTAAATAGAATGGTAAGCCACTCATCTTTCCATGAAGACTGACTACCTTTAGCCATCTCCAAATCCCAATCAATCTCACCCGTAGCTTTCTTCTGCATTACTACAGCTTCAGCCTGTGCCTTGGCTACCTTAGTAGCTGACTGTGCTTTCTTCTCTTCTACCTTACCTTGTAACCATGTACCAGCTAAATCTGCTACAGGTCCTATCAGCATATTAAGCACGTCTAAACCTCGCTGTTTTCTTTGCAATTGAAGCTGGTTGCTTCACAAACTGTTTCCCCTGCTTTGTTCCTTGGCGTTTCGCTCGTGATGTTGCCGCATACTCCGCAGATGTAAGGCTCTTTATCGCTGAAGTAGGAAGGTATCTTTCGCCAGTTTTGCTTGAAGGTTTCCCAGATTTGGTTCTCCACTTTTGTTTTGTCCATGACTTTAAACTCTTTTGTGATTTTGCTAGTGCCATTATAAACCTTTCAAGAAGATAGCAAACCAGACTACTAAAGCTAAACCACCTAATCCTACAATAATAAGTATAGTAAGAAGTAAACCTTCTATTATTTGCTTTCTTTTCTTACGTGCTTTTTCTTCTTCTGCTCTTCTCTGCTTTCTCATCTTGGCTTGAAATACTAGCCAATCATCCCACAAATGATTTCTACCATATAACATCATTAGTTCTTTAAGTTCATGCTCTTGTTCTCTTATCTTTTCAAGTGCCATAAACTCATCTAAATCATTTGCACCTTTACCTTTGAAAGCTGACCAGAAAGAGTTTTTCTTTTTACTACCTTGCTTCTCTAACTTTTCCTTGATTCCAATGTATTCACCAATACTGTGTGCAGCACTAGCTAAATCTTTCCCGTTCATTACGGTTTGTTTTATAACACCGAATGCAGCATTGGCTGCGGCTAGTTCTGCTAACATGTGTCTCCCCCTTCACGTGTTGCATTTTATTTGTAACCACCGCCTTTTGCTTTATATTTGCTGGCTAGTAGCTGTGCTTTTCTTGCAGACCACTGACCCGGATTACCACCTTTACTGCCAGCTTTAATGCTATTAAATAAGTTCTTTCTCATTGTGGGCTTAGTATAGTTGCCAGCTTCATTAACTCTTGATTTGCTCTGTGTCGTACCGCCTTTCGCAAGGCCAATCTTTCTAGTCGGTTTCTTTTTCTTTGCAGTTTGTGAGGTTTTCTTTGTAGAGACACGTGCCATCTCCTTAACTCCGTTGTGGTAAATATGTTTCTTTTACTTTAACAGTTATTGTTACTGCACTATTTGCACTTGCTAATCCTCTTAACTTATCTCCTTTAAATAACCATAATGGGTCATCGTTTATTTGAAGCAGACTATTTGGTAGTAATTCTATTGTTTCAGCTAACGTATAGAATGTAGTATTCTGTGCATCATACCAATCTAAACTAAATGTAACACTATTTGTTGAAGCATTGTTAATATAGATATTATCTATCTCTGCTTCATAGTTAGCAGGTACAGTGTATATGTCAGCATTGCTTGTGGTAAGTTCAAGTCCTACTGTACGGTTCTTTGTTTCTGCCATATTAGTTCTCTATGTATATAATATCAAATGTAGATGAAACTCGTAAGTCAGCATTTGAACTGTCAGCTATTGCACGAAACTCAATATCTGTTTTCTCAGGTATAGGCTGTGGACAAGTAATGTCTTGGTGATATGAACCTGCAAATAAATCAAACTTATTCTGAGTACGAAATACACCATTAACTTCTCTAGTTAACATGCGTATTGTAGCAACTTTGTTATTCTGTATTGTAAATGCTGTAGTATCTATCTGAAACAAGTATGCTGTATAACCAGCAGGTACAGTCCATAGTGCCATCAAAGTTTGTTGGTCAGCAATAGATACATAAGCATAGGTAGTAGAACTATTAGTAATGCTGATATTGCCACTACTTGCACTACTGCCAGACACAAAAGCACGATAAACCCGAAGAAAACTTCCAGTGGTAGTAGCAGTACCTGAAGCATTAAGTGTGACAGTTTCGGATAACTCAGCATAGTTTGTGTCTAATCCTTGTATGGTTACTTCTACATTCTCGTCTGAAGCACCAGCACTGCTTGTAGCTGTCATTGTTACAGCACTAGATGGGTAGGCATACAAACCACCTACATCCCAAATAGTCTCTTCTACGTTTTGGATTTCCCCGTTATACCCAAACTTGAATATACGTTTATGACCATCAACTAATCCACGTGACACTTGTAAGAAGTACGGATAATATCCTACTCCACCACCCATGCCAATTAATTGTGGATAGCTTGTAATACTCATTACTTAATACGTACCTTATCAATACAGATAACTGACCACTTGTGCAGTTTAACATTCCACCTGCCAAGTAGTCTAGCTATCTTTAAACAGACATGACTTAAGAATGTCCAGTATGCATCTACTATAATATTCTTTAAGTCAGACATTACTTTTTCTTTGCTACGCCACCACGCATCATTTTCTTCTTAGCCATCTTAGCCATGCCACCGCCACGCATCTTCTTTTGTGCAACACCGCCACGCATCATTTTCTTTTTAGCTACTTTTGTTTTACCCATTGCCATTACGCAATCTCCTTCTATCAAGAACCAAGGCTTCATATGTATCATCAGGAAAATGTTTATAGTATCCTGATTTCTCTAAACTCAGTGCAGCATCATCTAACACTGACAAACGCTGCACAAATACCATGCAGTATTCTAAATCACTACTAGTTATACCATCTTCTTCTAAAAAGTCAAGCCCTGCATCACTAGCATCAAACTCTGGATGAAACACCATCAAATGTAAATCTATACCTGCTAGACTTAGTGCTTCATTCATTCCATCACATAGACCATCTAGGTATTCCATGCTTGGCATATCTTCGTCAGCCCATACAACTATGTCATAATCGTGGCTATCAAATATTTGTATCTCTGCACGTAGACCTTCAAGACCTGTGTTAACACTAAACATCACCTGATTATCTGCCCACGCTTTAGCTGCGTATGGGCATGGTGGTAATCCGTTTAACTTTACGTTTGGTATCTCAAGAAAGTTATGTGACCAATTACGGATGTCTTGTTCTACTCTATGCACGTCTATTCTTTTTACCTGCTGTAGATGTTCTAGCGAAAGAACGATTACGTGATGCACGTTGTGTTGTTAAGTTACTGCGTCTGTTATCAGTAGGATTACCATTCTTGTGTGCTACATCCTTACCTGCTACGTTTACACCGCCCTTTGCTAGTGTTGCACGTGCAGCATTACGAGATGCCCTGCGTTTCTTCTGGGCAGGTTTAGAGTGGTAGTTAGCATATTCTTTTTTGTAATTACGCATTACCTGTAATCTTATTAAATGCTTCAGGGCTTTTAGCTTTCAATGCTTTCAGTCCGGGGTTCATTGTGACTGAACCACCTGCTGCGTACATATGCTTCTTACCATATGCCATGCCACCATCTTTCATTACTGTTTTATCAGTAGTAGCTTTTTCACCACCTGTAACCATTGATAACGGTGGTGCTGTTTCTCCACGACTTTTTAATTCAGTAATAGCACGTTTTTTATCAGCTACTGATGCACCACTATTTCTATTCAACATAGCTTTTAAGGCTGATGTAGATTGGTCTGATACTTTAAACTTTGGTCTTGATTTAGGTTCAGCCATTTTATTTCTCACTTCTTTTTTAATTCAGTTGTATATTTTTTACCATTCCATGTAAAAGTTTTATTACCTTTTTTTCTGAAGTGTGCAAATGCTTCTTTAAATGATACACCACCTTTTGAAACACCTACGTTAAAGTTTTTAGCTTTTTTTGCAGGAGAAGTGTTAGCTTTGGGTTTAGCTTTTGTAGATTGCCTTAACTCCATAGATAGTTGAGCAAACTCATTTTTAGGTGAAGCTAGTTTAGATGGGTCAGAACCTGTCTTTTTTGCGCCAACTGTCGTTGACTTTATAGCTTTTTGTAACGCATCTCCGGGAGTATTTTTCATCATAAACTGTAGTACATCATTTTTTGTACTAAAAGCTTTTCGTAGATTAGCCATTAAATCATCGCCAATTTTCTTTTTATCTGCCATAGTAATCTCCTACCATTTAACTTTATGTGACCAGTACTTTGCTGATAGCTTACTAGTCGGTTTACCTTGTGCATTATGTCTAGCATAATACGACTTCTTACGTGCCTTGTCCTTCGCAGTTGTAGGAGATTTCCCAGCACCTTTAACGCCCTGCTGTCCAAAGCGAATAAACTTATATGTATCACCTTCCTTTGCCATCACCTTGTGTGACTTCGTAGGATGGTCAGGGTCACGTTTAGGTTTGTTTACACCTTCTAACCCTTCTTCTTTCATTTTATTTTTAACACGCTCTGGAACTGCCATTAAACGCCTCTATCAAACTTACACTGAAATGAAAATGAATGCGGTGTACCCAGTACCTCTGCTACATCTGTGACTATTACTGCTGCACGTTCCTCGCACTGCACTTCCTTTACATATGGTCCGTATACATCTTCAACTATGATGCATTGTCCTGTCATCATTGAACATGCCATTACGAATGTTGTAAACATTTTAATCTTCCCAGCCTTCCAGACGCATATAGTCCTCTGTTTCTTTCAGAGTGAACTTACGTGGGGAAAACTTAGTCTCCAATGCATTACGCACATAGAATACATCGCTATGTGGTATGTGAAGACGGTCAAGTGAGTTGGTACGAAGGGCTTCATAGAAAGCTGGAAGTACATCGTCTGTGTATAGTTTTACAGATTTCTTAGCCAAAGTCAAGAACTTTCTTACAAATGTACAGATATTTATATTAATGGGGATTATTTAGAGTGTTTTCACTTATAGTGTTCATTGTTAGTGAATTAACAAAGAAAATATAATAACATTATAAGTGTATTTATATTATTAGTGTATAAACACTTATAGTGTATCACTCTTAATGGTTTAATAAAGTAATTATACCACGGATTATGATATCAGTCAACCCCTAAAATACAGTAGGGGTAAATTATTCCTGTATTAGGCATATTTTTAGAACAATTTTCTATTATACATGCATAACAGGTACACACAAATGTTCTATTGCCGTTGTGGTTAACACTTAAAATACCTAATCTGTGTATTTCTCCATGTATACTACGTGTATACCCCCCCGTGGCTCCTGCATGGTCGCTTGTTTGCCGTTTCTATCATAATGACCGCTATGTTGCTGTAATAAAATACTAATATGCTTTAATAAAAGCTAATAAAATCAATAACTAACTGAATATATAGATTAAAAGGCAATAGATATCAGATTTATTGCCGATTATATGTTCTTTTAAAAATGTTCACTTTGTAAATCTTTACAGAATAACTAATACGGGTGCATGTAAATTTATACTATATCCCCTTATCACTATGTCACTGAGTGACAGTACATAACCAGAACGAAACATGAACGAACTAGGAACAACAACGTCAACAATACTTACCTATTTATACGCATATTTGACATAACAAAATTATAAGATGCTATCCATTTATTGAAACAATATTACACAATGTCATTATTCTTTCCACAATGTGAAAACATTACCACTTACGGGGATTGACAGGAAAACAGCCATAGATTAACTTGTTTGAAAGATTAAGCAATAACGCATTAATCATAGCGTCACTGAGTGACAGAAAGACAAAACAATGACTAATCAAACAACAAACACAACAAATATTAACGCTGATTTCTCAAAGACAATGGTTTCATTCCAAAAGAGGAAAGACAGTGCCGATAAAGCGCAAGCAAAATTCTTTCATGATAATTTTGAGACAGCTATCTTATTTCAAGAATACATACAATTAACTAATAAGAATTGTTTCAAAAAAGATGATAAAGGCAATTTGAAGCTATCCAAAAATGGCAAGCCACTAGTGGATAATAAAAAGCTATCTGAAATGTTAACAGAAACACCTTTTGGCAATGCTACATGGATTTTAGAACGTGCTTTTCGCAATGAAAAATCCGTTATTCTCAACACTACATCCGAACAAACACGCGAAAATATGGCTAATAATCCAGATAGCAATGCGACTGCATGGCATGGATTAGAACAAGCTGAGAAAAAGCGTATTGCAAAAATTGCACGTGAAATGAAAAAAGATGATACAAAAGACACGCCAAAAATTGAAGCTATCAATAATGATGATGATGATATTGAAAATGCACCATTGGCAATACGTCAAACTATTGGCAAAATTACAGCCGATAAAGATTATCAAAATTTAAATTCTTCTCAGGTGTATTCTCACATGACTAATATTTTAAAAGCACTATTAAAAGATAACGGGATATCTAATACATCATACAAAACGTATCTTAAA